TAAATCTAACACACTGTAATGAAAAAAACCAATAAATAAATTTATTTACCTAAATAGGTGCTTATATATTGAGTATTTTAATAAAAAATGAAAAAGTAAAAAAAAATATTTATATATAATAGATTTATATATTATATTTTTTGAAATCTATAATGATAATTATCTGATTTAGTATTTTTACCTGCGACATCTTTATATTTTTCTTCATTTTCTTTGCCTTTATTATTAGCAGGACCTAAAATAGTTGCTTTATATTTACCTTTACTATTATTTATTATTTCCACTATTTTTTTATTCATATTATATGCAGTAGTTGAAATTGAATTATAATTTGGTTTACCAGTATCAATAGAAACATTCATATCTAACAACATAAATAATAATTTTGTTGTCATTCCTTTTTCAGTTGAAAAATTTTCAATGTGTCTAACAACAACTTTCATTTTATCTTTACTATCATTTGAAATACCAGCTACTAATTGATCATTTTTATAAAGGTTATATGCCATATAACATTCAGAATAATCTGATTTTTTCCATTTTTCATATTTAATTTCATATTTATCATCAGATAATTTTTAATTATTATCTTCTTTTATAAATTGTATATATGTCTTCATTTTTTAAATATTATATGTTAAATTTATTTGTATCAGCTATTAACTCTAATTCTTTCTTATTCTCGCTCCAATATTTAATCTCAGATGTTGAAAAAACTCTTCTATCAGTAATATAACTATTACCTATAAATTTAATATAATATGTAAAATTTCTATTGACTTCTTTTATTCTACCTATTACTGATGGCATATCATTTAAAATAACATAATCATCAATTTTTGGGTTTTGATTAACGATCTCATATTTTTTTAAGTATTTCATATTTCATATTTTATTTTATAATATATCAAGAATAAAATTAATTATTCTACTACTATTTTTTCGTAATCTGATAATTCTGAGAAATCTATTTTAGGTAAAATGAAATCTGATATAATATATGTTTTATTATCATTTAAGTCATTATCAATAATATAATCTATTGCTGCACGTAAATCAGAACCTCCAGCACCAAATTTAAATTTCAAATATAATAAATTATGTATATTATTAATTACAGTAACATCATCAATTTTATCTGATACTTGTATAACATTAATATTACAACAGTAATCATCTATCATATCTATTTCAGTTATAGCTTTTTGTAATTGATCATCTGACATACTTGCAGAAGTATCAATAATAACATTAATTTCATTTTGTGCTGTAAAATTTTCGAATGTTTTTATTTTTTTCATCTTTATTATTTTTATAATGTTATATATTTATTTTTTATTTCACTTTTTTCACCTAATACGCAATTCAAATAATTTATAAAAATTTGTTCATATTTCATCAATTCGTCAGGATTATGTTCTACTTCATAATCTTTCATCATTAATCTAATTGTATTTTCTGGAGAATTTGATTTCAATAAAAATTTAATTTGATTTATAAATGGTATATATTCGAACCAAACATTTGGATATCCATTATAACCGAAGCAATCTTTTGAGTCAAATACATTAGAATTAGCATCGACTTTAGTTCCAGTAATAAATTCATTTTTTATTTTCGGTGAATCTTTATAATCTCTCCAAGATATAACATGACCAACTTCATGTATTATCCAACCTTCAACATCATTTTTCCATTGAGATTTTTCAAAAACTATTATATTAAGTTTTCTTAAAGATACACTATGACCAGTTTTACCAAAATTTTTTAGAACTCCATCTGGAATAATACCGACTATTATATTTTCAGGTTCATAAAAAGTTAATTCTATATTTTCTATGCTTAATTTATCATATCCCATTTGAGAAAATGAATTAATTATATAATTTTTACATTTAAGTACAATGGTAGAATCTTCTAAAATTTTTTTACCTAATGTTTTACTTTCAGCAAACAATTGTTTATCTTCTCTATCATTAGATAGAAATAGTTCTACTTGATTTTTAAAAAGATCTCCAATACTTGCTTCATTTATAAATTGAATATATGTCTTCATATTTTTAAACTTATTTTTTATTAGTATATATATTAAAATAAAAATGATATGTTAGAAAAAATAAAAACATTAGATTATATATCAGTAAAAGAAACTGACAATTTAGAAAAAATATCTTTACTATATGTTAATGAAGATAATAATGTATATACTAAGACAGTATCTGCAGGCACGTTTAAAATTGATGATTTAGAAAATATTCCTGAACTTATTGAAAAAATTTTTATAAATAAAATTAAAGATATTAAAAGAAATTCAACAAATATTAATATTAATATTGATGAAATAGCGAATTATATTAATGATAATTTTAAAATATTAAAAGAATCAACTATCAAAATTGGATATGATGATAAATTTATTATAATACCTAAAAAAATACATATCACAAAAAACAATAATGATTTAATAGATATTATAAATGAAAAAAATATTAATATACCTATCATTATTTCTGAATATTTAAATGACGAAATCATATTTGGGTATAAAACTAATATTGATCAGCCAGGTATCATTGTAGCTACTAACGAAAATGCTTTAAATGATAAAAATAATATTAAAATAGCATTAATTGATATAGGAATGTTTCCTGAAAAAGCATATTATATAATAAAAATAATTAAAAAACATGAAAATTAAAATAACAGAAAAAACCGGTATTTTATCACAAAAACAATTAGAAGATGATATCATATCACACATTGATGAAAATGTTGATAATATAGAAACAAATGGAAATATTGCTACTATTTTGTGTGATAGTAGTTTATATAAATTACCAAGTTTAAATAAAGATCAAAAAATATATACTGTTGGTTTATTTAATAATATTACACTAAATGTTAATACTTATCAGAAATGGGACGATAATAAAATATATTTAAAAAAAGATAATGAAATAATATTAGAAATTGAGATTATTGATGAAAATAATTGGTTAATATAAAATATCATAAAATATTAAAATTGGTGATAATGTTGTTTACATTAAAAAATAAATATGAAACTTTTTTATGATTCTATATTAGAATTCATAGAAGGAAACATATACAAAAATTAAAGATATTTATAATGTAAATTTAAAAAAAGATTACACCTATTAACTATGACATATTTTTAATAATCAATAGTAAGTAATTCTATAGAATCAGGTGAAATATTATCATATGTATAAAATGCGTCAAATCCAGATACTTCAACGTTTTTTTCTGACCTAAGATACATTGGGTCATAATATAATTTTATATTTATTAATTTTTTATTAATTTTTAATATTATAAACCTATCGCCAGAATAATCTCCATATTTATCTTCTAGTAATCGCAAATAATGATTAGCTCCAGTTAAATTACTCATTAAATAAATTCTATCTGGATGTGATTCTATTTTATTATTTGATTTTGGAATTAATCCGTTTTTTAATATATTTTTAATATTTTTTTTATCAGTAACGTGATATAAATTATCTATATTATCTATATTTTCGATATCAAACTTTTTTATAAGTGTAAAATTAATATATGTATAAATATCAGATAAAATATTATTATTTTCTGGTTGTTTATTAATTCTTTTTTTCTCATCATAACTATATGAAGATATTACATAACCACAAACTTTCAATATATTTAAAATATCAAGATATGATTTTTTAATGAATTTTTTTGAAAATCTAGCATAAATACCTTGTGCGGATTGCCTTATATTACTATCATTTTCATTATATTTAACAAGTAAATTATTTAATAATTTTATGATTATATTATAATCATAAGTTTTTATCAATCCTTCAAATTTTTTTAAATATTTCATTTTTTATAAATTAAATTTATCAGTATCTAATTTCAATTTTAAGTCATCTATTGTTTTAGAAAAATATTTTATTTTTGACGGATGTAAAAATATAGAATTATCTTCTTCAAAATAATCTTTAATAATATCAGGTATATTTTCATATTTAACTCTAATATTATCAAGCACACGACTAATATTAATAATTTTACCTATATTACTATTCAAAAAATTTCTATATATATCAACATTATTTTTAATCATAAAATTTGACAATTTACTAGAATCAATTATCACATAATCTCCTATTTTAATATCTATTAAAGAATTCCAATTGAAACTTTCAAATTTTTTTAAATATTTCATTTTTTATATATTAAAATTTTTAGCTAAAAATATTTCAGGATATTGTTTATATAAGTAATTATATAATTTTACTAATTCATCAATATCATATTTTTTTATATCGTCAATAGATTTTATAATAATATTATCAAATTTTATAATACTCAATTTATTTAATATAATAGGAATAACACTATTCAATTCTGATATTTTATTTAATTTTAATGTTAATGAATCTATTATTTCATAATAATAATTTATAGTATTATCAACGTCTTTTTGTGAAGTTAATTCTTTTAATTCAAAAACAATATTACGATCGGTATCATCAATAAGAATATCAATAGGTAAATTTAAATTTTCTTCCCAATAAGGAGTTGCAAATATTGTAATATTATCAGAATCCCATTCAAATGTATTACTCATGTTATCAAAATAAAATTCAAATCTATTAATAATTTTTTTATCATTTTTAATTTTATCTTGAAGTATTTCGACATAATCTTCATGAACACTTTCATTAAATCTTTTCAATTTCATATTTTATATATTAAATTTTTGAGCTTTCAAATACGCTTCTACATTTTTTTTGTCACTAGAAAAATATTTAATAGTATTTGTATTAAGTATAGCATATTTATCATCATCAAAATGTTTTTTTAATTCTTCTGGAATATTAAAATACTCAACCCAAGCAAGATCTGTTATTCTACCGTAATTATTTAACTTACCAATATTATTATTTATAAAATCGTTAAATTTTTCATTCATTGATTCACAATAAACTACGACATAATCACCAAGAATAGGCAAATTATTATATTTTTCATATATTTTTAAATACTTCATATATTAAATTTATTTACTACTTGCCTTAAATTATGTCTATCAATTAGTTCTTTTTTTGAATCTGACATATCAAAAATATCTGTAATATCTAATGTAATAGTTCTTCCTACACCGAACCAATCATTAAGAGTAAACGGTATATTATTATATTTAACATCTATCTCTTGGATACCAGAATAACTAGTAGTTATATTAACAATTTCACATATTGTATTATTTAAATATTCGACAAGAGTATTTTTTTGATTATCAGATAAAGAATATCCAAAATCTTTAAATTTAACGTTTAATATTACATAATTTCCTATTTTGACATCAGATTCTTTAAATGCTTCATATATTTTTAAATGCTTCATAGCATTATATATAAAAAATAAATATTTAATTTAATATATAATATCATGAAATATATAAAAACCTTTGAAGATTTACGCAACACAGAAATATCAATCATGAATTTAATGAATGACTGCATAACATATAATATTGATTTTTTTGATTTAATTTCTGAAATGATATTAAATCATATGATAACATTTCAATGCTTTAAAATTTATAAGTATGATTTTAATTATTTAACTATAAATAAAAGTATAACTGGGAGGTGTGAAGATATTAAATTAGTAGATGAACTATCAAGTACTTATGAATCTGATATATTAGTAAAAATGAATAATAAATGGTATGAGTTGACAGATCGGAAAATAAATAAAACTCAATCATTCACTTTATATAATCATAAAAAAGGCAAGTTAGAAACTGAATTAGAATTAGCAAAAAGCACTAAAAAATTTAACATATAAAAAAGAGAAATGATTTAATCATTTCTCTTTTTTATTCATTTCTCCTTTTTATTATTTTTAATACATTCATCTAAAAAATCTCTAGCTTCTTGAATTTGATTCATAATATCATCTAAAGACTTTTGTTCTTCTTCAGATACTGGTTCTTGTAAATTCTTACTCAATTCAGTCATATCTAAAAGTTGGTTTTTTAAATCATCCTTCTGTTTTTGTTCTATCATAATTTTTTATTTATATATTATATATTTTCAAATTTGTTTATCTTTCCATATAAATTTTAATTGTCCAGAATCATAAATTCTATAAATTTTTCTTTCTAACATAATCTCACTTTCAGTTTTTTCACTTGAATATCCTTCTTTTATTAAAATAGATTTGCCAAAATTAAATCTATTTTTACGAATACCATCAATAACATAAGAATAATTAGATTGAGATTTATGTACTAATTCAAATCCTAAATTTTCATATATTTTATCATAACTCCAACTTCTATCAAAATATGCTATAATTTCCGTTGGTTCATAATTTATAACAAAATATTTGAATAATTTATCATATCCGCCAATAATATTAGTATTTAACTTATTACAAAATCTTAATAATTCATATGATTCAATATTATTTTCAAAATTCATTAAACTAATTAATTCATTATTATGATATAATCCTATTTTAATTTGTGAATCTATAAATCCTTGAATATGATTTTTTTCTAAAAAATCTTTAATAACTTCACTATTAGTTATTTCTTTTATATCACAATCATTTACATCTATAATATTTGTTTTTATACTTAAAATATTTAAAATATTTGATTTTACTATATCATTTTTATACATCCAATCATCTTCCCATATATGAATTAATTTAATACCATTTTCGTCACATAATTCAGTCTTTTTTAAATGATAATCACTTGATTTGTGCTGTTCATCATGCCAATAAATACCATTAAATTCAAATGCAATATTTATTTCTGGTAAATAAATATCTAATTCAAAAGGATAAATAATTTTTTTGCTATTAACTACTATTTCGTCTTTATAATGTTTTTGTATAAAATTTAATAATTCGAATTCACTCATTGAAGTTTGATTGAAATGTTCTGGAAAGCATTCAGTACATTTATAATTAGCAAATTGCTTTCTAGATTTATATAATTCAAAACTAATTTTAAATGTATGATTTTTTCCAACATCACAATTCATCAAATATTCTCTTGTATCATAATCAACATCAATTATATTATTATCTTGATTCAATATTTTATTATTTTTAATAGTATTTTTTCTTTTCTTTTGTGCTCTGTCTAATATCTCTTTATTTTCATAAGGATTAAATACTCCATAATTTTTAAATAATGTTTCTTTAGATTTTTTATAAAAATCTTCATTTTGAAATGTATATTTTACTCCATAACGGGACATCATAGTATTAGTATAATTTTCTTTATAATTACTTTTTTTAAATGATTCGATTCTTCTTTTTACAATTTCTTCTGAATCGTTTAAATTATATACACCATAATTTTTAAATAATGTTTTTTTAGATTTTTCTTGTATTTCAATATTTTGCATAGGACTATTACCGCCATATCTTTCCTGATTGGTTTTTATCATTTTTTCTTTAATATCATTATTCATTCCTGGTGCTTTAGTTCCATATTTTATATATGAATTATCTTCTTTTTGTTGTTTAATATTCGGATCTTTACTCGTACAACCTTTAGAGCAATGTTTATGATATCCTATCGTTGAATTCTTAAACTTAACTATATTATTACAATTTGGATTTGAACAATATAAAATTTCTTTTAAATCATTAACATAATGATAAATTTTTTCTTTAAAAGGTAAATCTATCAATTTATCACTACTACAAAATTCTATAACATCTTTAAAAATTTCAGGATAATTATTTTTAATGTATTTCTCATTATACATTTTTCCTGATGTACCATTTTCTTTTTTTATTTTTTCTATATTTTCTTCTTTATTCATAAACTTTATATATGTTTCTATTTCTCCTATATATAAATATTTTAATATAAAGTTTATAAAAAAAGAGAAATAATTAAATTATTTCTCTTTTTTTCATTATTATTTATAATTAATTAGCTACCAACTGATGAAAATCCCATAGATTGTATATCACCTTTCTTCATTATTGTAATATTATTAACAATAATACCCATTCCTTTTATCAACTCTACATACGTGTCAATTACGCCCATCTGTAAATCTATAACATAATCAGTATTATTACTTTCATCACAAACATTCCAAAAGTCATATAATGCGTTGTTATCCAACATATCTTTACAGATTTTATTAGCATTGTATTTGATTTCGGAACGAATTTCTGCAGTATTAAATTGCCATTGATATTTTAATAGCATATCGTACATTCTATTTTCAAGTTCAATAAGAACTTCTCTTGAATGTAAGAAGCTAAGAGATGAGTATGGAAATACTTGTGCTGATGCATCGTCATTAATACAATATCCATTATTTAATTTATATACAATAGGATTTGCATTCATGCCATGTAAATAATCAAGATCAGTATCATTAAAGTCCATTTCAGTTTTAGTTATAGTTTGAACTCTACCATTAGTAATACCAGCGCATATTGTCCAAGGCACCATACCTGCTGTATTAGATACAAACTTTTGCATATAAGTTGTTGCTGCGTAAGATGCAGGCGGAACCCATTTTGGTACACCATTATCATATATTCTTATATATGGGAAGAAATAACCAACACAACTTCTACCATCAACAGAAACATTATCTACAGCGTCTGTATAAGGTTGAGCAAATTGATAATAATAATCTGGATTTTTACTATCATCTGCTCCAGCAGCAACATATTGAATATTTAAAGTATAATCGTCATTTATAAATGATGGATTAGTTGAATTTTTAAATATTTTAGCTGATGGCATACTTATAAATCCTAAGCAATTAAGTTTCAATCCACAAACATTAGCAAGTTGTTGTTTTGATCCATATCCGTCCATTGGAGTCAATCCTAATCCAAATGAATCTACAAGATATCTCCATGATATTTTATTTTTATCTGCCAGAGCCTTTCCAAGATTTGTATCAATATCAATAATATCCAATATTGAATTTTGTCTAATATCAGTACCATCTGGTATAGATGCTACATTTACTGTAAAAGGCGATAATACCAATGCTTTATATTCATCAACATATTCATCAATTTCTGGATATGTAAATGTTTGTAATGATGTAGTACCACTTGGATTTAATGAATTATAATTATCAATTTTAATAGGAGAATCTGTATAAATATATTTATTATTAACATTTGTTGGATCATTTTTAATATTTATAATTCTAGTTATTTTTCTTGGAACAGATCCTTCTAAATATCCTTCTCCATTAGGTGCAGTCCAATATGATTCATCATAATAAGCGGTTAAAAAATTACCTATTGTTATTTCTGAATATCTATTTTTATCTATAGATATTTGTCTACAATCTGTAAGATCATCACCGTACCATTGATCGATTTGAACTGATTGTTTCCAATTAGATCTATCGGAATATACTATTAAACTATAATTATAATAGTTAGAATTATCCCAATCTGTATGTGAAACACTATATGTTATTGGAGGATTGATTGCAGATAAAAAATTGACAGTTAATATATTATTTTGATCAATAAACATATCCAAATATATCTTAGTTGTCAATCCACTATTATTATTAACATAAAAATAATCATCGTTATTAATATTACCATTATAATAATCTAAATAAAATTGAGAATATGTTGCTACAATACCATTAGTTCCTGATGATAAAACAGAATTTATAGTTACCAATGTATTAGTATCAACAAAATTTTCATGTAACAAAAATTCATTGTCCACATAATATAATAAAAATGTATTACCTGAATGACATAAAGCAGGAGAATCACTATCAATATAAATTTTAATATTCGCATTTTGTAATGAAGTAGCCTCAGTTGCTAAAACTGAAACAACAGGATCTTTATCTCCACCAATAAAATCACCACTTGTTTGATGAATAAAAACGCTCTTTGCAGTAATATTTTCATATATTTCATAAAAACATTGAGCTAATCTAAGATAATTATAATCATTATAAATTCCTGTTTGACCAGATGTGCCATTAAATTGAATATTCATATAATTTTGTGTATCAAAACCATCAGTAATTACTGATTCATATCCTGTTGTAGTTCCAAGAGCAATATAACCATTAGTTCCTACAGATATAGAATTATATGTTAATGTTGCAGTTAATCCAGAATTTAATATATACACATATCCTAAAATTATAGTACTATCTAAACTATATAAATAATCTGGTAAAATTGCTCCTGTATTAGAATTAGATTCTGTTCCTTTTAGCACGTTAATAGTATTATCATTAGTAAGATAAAGAACATCATATCTTGATCCATTTGGATATGAAACACCATCTGATGCATTAACAACAAATGTATTACCAGTAATAAGTACTCCATTTAATACATAATATGCGTTAGGATCAATAGTAAACGTTGTTAATAAAGTTGTTCCTGTTGTTCCTGTTAATGATGTTGTATTACAACTAACACCAAATATATTTCCATTCACATATGCACCTGATCTAACATCTACATTATTTGACACAAAATCTTGATTATAACTATCATAATTATTAGTAATAACATTATTAGTTGAATCCAAATATGTTTGAGAATATGATATTTGTTCATTAAGAATTGTATTATATGACATAAAATTAATACTACTAACATCTTCTCCAACAATTGTTCCACCTATAATATCCAAACTACTTACTCTAAAATCAGCTTCAAGTAATACATCTTCATTATATGTACAGAATAAACCAGTTTTATCTGTATCATTATTTATAATATTTTTAATGTACATATCTCTATTATTCAAATCTTTAAAATATGGAATTAAAGAACAATCATAATTTGCAAGAACAGATACAGTACTTTCATTAAGAAATGAAGATACGTTATTTTTAATTAATCCATTTTTATCAAAATACTTACCATATGTAGTATCATTAGATAATGTTTTATAATCTGACCAATCACCAGCTACTACAATGATAGTTACTAAATAATCTGAAATCCAATCTCTATAATCAAGATATGATGGTACTTTTGTTCTATCACCGTACCATGATTCTGCTGTAACATCGAAACCAGTTATAGATGATTTAAACATAAATATACTAATATCTGTATATCCCATGTTTGTTATATGAAAAAGTCTATCAGTATCTTGAACACCATAATTATTTGCTTGTACAACATTTAAAAATGAATCAGTATCTCTTTCCCAGAAAGCTTGTCTATTATAAAATGATTCATAAGCAGATCTTATAACATTACTATTTTGAGATTTTACACTTGCTGACACACCTATTGATTGCCAGTCCACTTTATCTCTATTTGGATCTGTTGCTAAAAGATTTAACGCCCAAACAGGACCGCTTTTTAGCATTTGTTTAACTGTTTTATGAAAAAATGATCCCTTATTTTCTAATCTAGTATCATCATCTCCAAATATTGTACTAAAATCTGTAGGATTTGTAACATAAAGTGGAGTATTAAAAGGACCTTTTTTTGAAAAACCAGGAACTAAATTTATTAAAACATTTTGTACTGGAAGTTGAACAATACTCTGGTCAATTTCCTCAAAGAAAATACCTGGTCTTTTGTATTTTCCGAAATCTGCGTCTTTTATTGGCATAATTTAAAAATTATTTTTATGTATATATTAAATATTTTTATAAAAAAACTATTTGTTGATATTTACTTTTTACGTACGATATATATTAAATAGTTTTTTTGAAAAATAGCTAAAAAAGATGCAAAATAAAACATGATATTATTTTTTTTATCCAATTTTTTTATTACCTTTATATAAACAAACAATAAAAAACATTTATGTTGTATAACAATAAGTTTAATGAAATATGAAAACATACACAGACAGAAAAATGAAATATACTTCAATTGAGCCAGATTCATATTTGGTAGGATATGACAAATATAACAAACCAATATTTACTGATGATATAATATTTAATACATGCTATTTTTTTGGAATAAAATTTGAAAAAATAATAAAAGGTTATCATAAAAGTGATAGTGAACTTAAACAAAGCATAAGAGTTACAGATGAAGAATTTATTAATTTTGCAAATTATTTCAATCCATTTAATTATTTGGAGAAAAATCGTATAATATACAAACCTATAATTGGAGATGCTGTTGAATTATTATCGCATAGATATAAGGGTACAATAATAAATGCAGAAGATATTATTTATGTTGATGTTCAATATAAAAATTTCATAGATAAACACCTACCAATTTACGAGCTTAGATTCGAAGAAAATATAAAAAGAACAAGAAGAAATAAATTAAATAAAATAACAGAATCTTAGATATAAATTACATGATGTTAAGTGAGCTAAAAACGTTGACTTTTAAAATGATGAAATATATAAATTTATAAAATAAGAAATGAGATAATTAACTAAATTAATATTAACAATTAAAAAATAAAAATAACAAAAACAGAAAATAAATTATAATAAATATCAATTATAGAAATAAAAAAATGATTATAATAAAAATAATCAATATAGGATAAACTTATATAAAATTCTAATGTTGAACGAATTAAAATTATCAGTACATAAATTATTGATGTATCATAAAATGAATTAATTTCTCAACGATCATAACTATGCAACATAGTCCTACTCAAGTGGTAGGTATGATAGAATTATATAATATCCAAAAATAGTTAAAAAATGTATTTTTTAAAAACAAACCAATACATTTTATATATATAACAACTCAAATATAAACTTTATGACATCAACTAAAAATAATGAACTTGAAATACAGTTCGAAGCTCGCACAGGTATAAATTTTCAAGATTTTTATAAAAATCACAAACCTAAATTAATATGGTATATCACAAAATATACTAAAGATTCTGGAATAGCAGAAGATCATGTAGAAGATGCATTTATTCAAGCATTACTGAATATTGAAACATATAAAAGACCAGATGAAGGAGGAGCACAACTAAATACTTGGATTTATAAAATAGCAGAAAATATTGTCAAAAAAGTACACAAAGATAATGAAAGGTTACCAACAGATTCAATTGATAAAGATTTAGCAATAAATTTTAGTTTATCTAATGTGATAGCATATGATGATAGCAAAAAACCAATAGAAGAATATAATATTTTTGTTAAAAAAGCATCTATCATAAAAGATGCTATATACAATTTACCAGAAAAAGATTCAAAATATAAAAAAGTTCTTATAATGAGAGAAATCGAAGGTATGCAATATAAAGAAATTTCAGATGAACTAAATATAAATCTATCTACTATAAAATCTCAAATTAAAAAAGGAAGAACAATAATTAGAAAAAAAGTAGAAAAAAAATTCAAAGATATAGATTATAATGAAGGTTAAAAATGAAATAATTTCATATGAATCATCTTCAAAAATTGTAAAATTGTGGAGAAATAGATGGTATTTATATGCCATCTTTCTTCATATTAAAAATTTTATAAATTTGCAATTATGGATAGACTATTTAATAAATAGCGGAATTTCAATAAATGTAGTAAATAATGGAATTTCTAATGATTCTGCTAAACTTAGAAAAAAATGGAGAGAAATAAAAACTCTCGTAGAAATAAATAAAATGTATAAATTTTCAACAAAAATAGAAAGAGACGATTAATCTAATAATCAGATATTTAAATAATAACTAAAAAATATCTCAAATTTATATTCATTTAATAAAAAAAATATATTATCTTTGTACCTCAATATAAAACTATTTTTTATGAGCAATACTAATGGATATGATTTTTCATCTAAAAAGAAATCAATTAAAGAACTTCTTGATACTCCTGAATATAGAGAATATAAGAGTAAAAAACAAAAAATTCAAAAACGAAGAGAAACAACTTATAAATTCACATCTATTGGAAATTCAACAGACGTCATAAAGTATTTAATCATCATAAATACTATAATATTTATAATTAGTTATTATTTCATACCATCTTTAATAGATAAAGGAGCTATTTATAATATATCCAGTCCAGATTTTCAGCCATATCAAATAATAACATCAATGTTTCTACATGGTAGTATTATACACTTACTTGGTAATATGCTTGCATTATGGTTTACTGGTAATTTTATAGATAAAACAATCAGTAGTAAAAAATTCTTAATATTATATTTCTTAAGTGGTATTTCTTCAAGTATATTATGCATGTTTCTTAGTCCAGTTCCTGCAATTGGAGCATCAGGAGCAATTAGTGGAGCAATGATAGCACTTTTATTTTTAGCTCCAGAATCAAAAATTTTTTTGTTTTTTGCTATACCAATGAAAGTGAAGTTTTTTTTATATGGATTTGCAGCATTTTCATTAGTATTTGGATTACTATCTATGATAAATCCATCATTAGGATTTGGAATCGCACACTTTGGACATCTAGGAGGACTAATTGGAGGATATTTAATAATGCTATATTGGAAAAATAAAAAACAAATTCATACATATTAATAATTATATCAAATAAATGTAGTATCTTTGTAGTGTAATTATAAATAATATAATATGAAAACAAAATCAGGCTATGAAACTAACGGAGATTATATAAAATTCAAAAGTGGATTTACATCATGTTGGAATGTTGAAACTCAAAATGATATTCAACATTTTAAAAATGAATTAGATGCAGATATGCACATAATTATAAAAATAATAGGATGTGAAAAAGGATATCTAACTTGTAAATATTATACAGAACAAATACAAGGTTGTCAAAATTGTAAAATAGGATATAATTCAAATTGCTCAAATATAAAAAACCATATACAATAATTATAAATAATATCATTATGAAAAAAATATTTATTATTCTATTAATATTAATTCCTATGTTTACATATTCTAATGTATCAGCAAAAGAAAAAGAACTGGATCCAAAACAAGTAGTTAAAGATATCAATGATAACAAAAAAATCATGGACGACACATTTGTAATAGGAAAAAAAGGAGTTTCAATTATAACTACTGAAATTCGTGTATATGGATTAAAAGAAACAATAAAAGCAAATTCAAATATATTTGTACCTGTATTTATATTTATTGTTTTTTTCTTACTTTATCTAAAAAATAAAGAAAAATAATAGGTGATTAGAAAAAATTGTAGTACTTTTACATATAAATAATAAACAAATAATTAAATAAATAAATATGATAGATTTTTATAAATACGTAATTCCAGATCAAATGCACGAAAAGCTTACTGAAGCAGTAGTGGCTATGATGGCAACTGGCAATTTACCATACTATGGTGAATTCGCTTTGTTTATTAATTTTTTCGAAAGTAAAAACAATCCTTATATTCCTACAGCAGGAGTTAATGTTACTTCCGCTGGTATGAACTTTTATTGGGATAGAAAATTTATAGACTCTCTACCACAACCTGAAATAAATTTTCTGCTAATACACGAAGAATTCCATATTCTTTTTTCACATATTAAAAGAAGCGTAGGATATAATCAAAAAGATGCTAATATCGTTCAAGATATGATTATCAACCAAATCATATATGACGAAATTATGAAAAAACAAGGTCTTGGTATAGGAGCTAAACCTTTTATTGATATTCCAAAAGATGAATTGAAAAATAATAGTGCTCTTATGGTTCCTAAAGATTATAAAGGAGAACAAATATTTGAAGACTTATACGAATGGTTTGTCAATAAAAAAAGAGAATGGCAAGAAAAAAATAAGGAAAGCATTAAAAAAATGCAAGGTCAAAGTAATAAATGTTCTAAATGTGGATCACCTATGAACCAACCAGGAGAAGAACATCAAGATGATGAAGGTAAAGAAAAAGGACAAGGTAAAGGTCAAGAAGGCGATGGTGAAGGTCAAGGAGGTGATGGTGAAGGTCAAGGAGGTGATGGTGAAGGTCAAGGAGGTGATGGTGAAGGTCAAAGCAATAGCAATAAATGTCCAAATTGTGGGCATGAACACAAAAATAATCAATCTCGTCAAGGAAAAACTGATACATCTGGAAAAGATAGATATGGCAAATATGGCAAAAATGATGCAGAATGCTATTCTCTTGAAACTATTTTTGAAGGTGAAGAACGTCAAGAACAAAATACACTTGATGTACATTTAGGAGATGATATACCTCAAGAACTAAAAAGAGAAATAGTTGAAGGAGTTATGTCAAGATTGAAAAATCGTGGACTTGAATCAGGAGATGTTGATGCTATTCTTAATAAACTTAGAAAAACAAAAAAAGATTACCTGAAAGAAATTAAAAGAGCGATGAGCAGTCATGTTTTTGGTTCAAAAAAAGAAAAAACCATAGTACGTCCTAATAGAAAAGGTATACAAGGATTAAAAGGTCATAAAAAATTCAAAAATGAAATTAATGTTCTTCTTGATACCAGTGGATCAATGAACGGTGAATTTGAAAAAGTTCTTTCCTATATCTTTCAGAATGACATCGAAATTAATTTAATACAGTGCGATGCGCAGATTCAAAAGGTTTTACATATCAAAAATAAGAAAGAAATTGAAAAAATGAAAATTTCCGGACTTGGTGGTACCACACTTATGCCGGGGTTGGACTTTATTTCAGATCCTAAAAATAGAATTTCAGGATTTAACAATGTCATATTAACAGATGGATACACAGATTCTTTGGATTTTAAAAATATTAAATCAAGAACATTAATATTATCGACTGCAGAAAAATGTCCTATTACATTTGATAATGGAAAAGTAAAACAAATTGTTAATGTTGGTAAACAAGATTAATAATAATTTTTAAATAAAAAAAAGAGAGTTATTTTAACTCTCTTTTTTTATTATATCACTTATTATTATCAATTTCATTTTAATTAATAATTTTATATCATAAATTTTATCTTTTTTCTTAGAATTTATTGATCTTTTTGTTATGCACAAATTATTAATATCTCCTATTATTTTAGGATCTATATTATTTTTAAATCCAAAATATTTTGGTATCTTATGATCAACTGATGGGTATAATGAACAACCTGAGTCATAACTTAAATTATTTTTTATATATTCATTATCGTAATAATCAAAACCATTCCATTTATAAAACAATTCTTTTAAAAATATTCTAGTATAGTTATTCACTTTTCTTTTATATAAATAGAAATCTGTTCTATTATCATCTACATTATTTTTTAAATGAGTTTCTTGTCTTTTTAAAATAAATTCTGGAACTGAACCATTGTGTAGATATCCATATTTATTACTACAAGTTTTTTCACTTTTTTGTTTATATTCTTCTGTTTTAGTAAAACTATCTACTCCATATTTTAATATACAAGTTTTTCTCCTTTTATCTACAATTTTATTTTTATTATCATCATCTTGATATATCATTATATGACTATTTTTTATTTTATTTTTAATTTCATCATTTTCAGATGCATTTTTAAAACCATATTTTTCTAAACAAGTTTGTTCTTTTTTATTTTTTATATTAATATTTTTTAATGGAATTGAACTTCCATATTTATCAATCATAGTTTTATTTCTTTTCTCACAATTAGAATAATTTTCATCTCCATATTTTTCTTTATTAGTTATTTTAATTTTTTCAAATTTACATTTCTTACAAACATAAAAATTATTTTTAGATAAACATATACTATAATCATGATATTTTATATTAGTTATTTCATTACAGTTTTCACACTTACAATTAACTCTAACATTAGATGATGTTGTTAAATCTTCAACTTTAACTAACAATTCACATTTACATTTAGCATCATATCCTTTATCTATATAATGTTTAATACTGTGATTATTAGGTTTTACTATAACTTCTTTATCAATAATCATTATTATTTTGTTTTATTTTTTCGAATTCTTTTTTGATTATTTTTTCAACCCAATCATTTAATTTTAATGAATTTTCAGTTGCATATTTTTTTAATTCTGTATGCAATTTTTCATCAATTTTCATATTTTTTAGTTTTTTCATATTTTTCATATTTTATATATAAATAATATATAATCAAAAAAGATAAAAGTTTATCTTTTTTTTAAAAAATAGTTTGATTTTACTATGGTATATCAGATTTTTTTATTACTTTTGTAGTACAAAAAACATAAACATGATTTATATACTGATATATTTAATTTTAGCTATAATATGGGCTATTTATTGTTTACACAGAACGTATAAAATGGGTAATTTGGGTAAGAAATTTAGCAATTTAATTCGTACATTTTTAATGAATTTGATAATATTTCCTTATTCTGTTTATTACTCTATAAAAAACAAAAAATTTTAAACATGAAAGCATTAAAAAAATACTCATATAGATTATATGAAAGCGTATTATGGTTTATTATATTAATAGTATTTTTTATATCAGCTATATTCACAACTATTCCATATATTATATCAGGAAAAGATTATATTGAATATATTAGCAAAATATATACAAAATTATTATTTAAAAACAAAAAATAAAATGGGCAAAAAACAAGATTTATTATCATTATTTACGCAAGATGTAGAATATAATTATCATATTATATCTACGATTGAGCCAAGTGGTAGTCTCATTTACTTAATTAAAAATGGGTTAGAATTAAATACAGATTCATTAGAATTTTCTCCATTGAAAATAGTTGAGGAATTAATTGAGCAATGTTCAATTAAAATTGAAAAATTTGCACCTGCTATTTATTTCACAGAAGAAACTGATGTTAATTTATTATCTAGTAAATTAAATAATAAATTGATTAAAAATATTGAGTTTTCTAATTTTATTGAAAGTATAAAAGATGAGTATAGAATATTAGAAGTAAAAGATTCTCTTTTATATAAGAAAGATCCTGAAGCTTATGAAGAAGCTAAAAAGAAGGAACATATAGATCATCAGAAAGAATTATGGGATAAATATGCTAAGCAAATAGAGAATGATGTTAAGGATAGAAAAGATGCATTATTAGCATATGATAATGACTTAATTAAACTTTTAAAAGAGTATTTTGAAAGTATAATTGAATATGAAAAACAAGATTTTTCATTTGAGGTAGAATTACAAAAAATAATAGGAAATTTAATTAATCCTGAGACATGGATAAAAATTAATGATAAACCTTATGTTTGTATAATTAAAGTATTATCCTTGGAGAAAGATAGAATTAATGTATATCTAACAGATAATAATGATTATTCATATACTGCAACTTTAATATTTAAAGATACTATAATTGATACTGAAAATATCGTAAAAATTGAATATGGCGATACTATACCAGATATTATACAAGATTATGATGTATTATCAATATTATATGATGTTGATTTAAAATCTGTAAAAGATTGGGAATTTAAAAATGAAACAGAACGGTTTGAATATATCATTGACTATTTGGTTCCTATTTTCAAAAAAATAAAAGATGATAAAGCTCAAGAATATTTAAAAACATTAACTGATGAAGAAAATGAAGAAAATGTAAATGAATAATTAAAAAATTCTATTGATACATTTTATGATAAAAATTCAGAAGATGATAAAAACTTAATTAATAATACAATAGAAAAAAATAAAAATAAAAATGAAGAATATGATGATATTCTTTAATAATAAGTACAAAAATATTTTTTTATATCAGAAATAAGTAGTATCTTTGTAATGTATTAAAAACAAAACATCAATTAAATAATAAATATTAAATTAAAATTAAATTGAATTAATTATGACAGAAAAAAACATGGGTAAAGGTGTAACACTGACTCCAGCTAACAGATTTCCAGAAGGGTATGAATCTCTATCAGAAAGAGAGAAAAGGTATTTTAAAATTATGAATTCCAAAAGTGGAGTTCTTTTTATAACATCTCCTCCTGGTTATGCCAAGTCTGCAATTATGAGATCAATTGCGAATAAAGTAGGATTTCAATATTTTGATATCAGGTTATCAATGATTGATGAAACAGATGTAGGGTTATACCCATCATTGGATGAAGAAATGGTAGATGGTAAAATGCAACGAATGTTAGCTCACGTTGCACCTAAATGGGCATATGAAGCTAATAAACGTCCGACCATTATTCACTTTGAAGAATTAAATCGTTCTACTCTTGCAGTAAGGAATGCTGCTCTTCAAATATTACTTGAAAGAGAAATTGGTTCATTTTTCGCTTTTAATTCAAATGTATTTATGTGTTCTTCTGGTAACCTTGGAGAAGAAGATGGTACAGATGTAGAAGAATTTGATCAAGCTCTTAATAATCGTTTAATTCATATTGAACATACTTTACCATTTACAGAATGGGCTGATCAATATGCAAATAAAAATGTAGCTCCAATAATTGTTCAATTTTTGAAAAATCAAACTGAACATTATTATAAAAAACCTGATCAAAGGAACATCACAAATAAAACGAATAAAGCATATGCTACACCTCGTTCTTGGACTTTTTTAAGTGATTATATTTTTGAAAATTTTGGAGGATTTGTTGAAAAAACTGATGTTTCTGGAAATTCTATAAAAGATGAAAAAGGTAACTCAATAATGGTCAAAAAATTCCCATCTATTCGTACTTGGATAAATGACATTAAAGAAATTGGTCATGGTTATGTTGGTGCATCAAATGTACAATTCATTAGATATTGTGAAGATACTCTTAAAATAACTCTTGATGATGTTCTTAATCGTTTTGATGATATTATTGATGACATCAAAAACTTCAATCGTGATAAAAAATCTGAACTTCTTGCAAACATGAAAGAACGTAGTGTTTCAGTATTGAAATCTAAAGAAGTTGAAAATCTTATCAAATTTCTTGGAACCATTTCAGATGATGAAGTTGTAGGTTATTTACTTCATGTTCTTGATACAGAATATACTTTATCTGAAGACTCTAAAACAAATAAAGCTGCACAAAAATTCTTAGCAGATAAGAGGTTTAATAAATTTAGAGAATCTATCTTCAAACATGTTGATGATAGTGATGATAGTGATGATAAAAAATAATTAATAATTAATAAAAAAAGTCACTCAAATTGAGTGACTTTTTTTATTTAAAAAGTAAAATTTATGAAAAATGATAGAGTATGTGATTCTAATTGCAATAACTGTCCATTATTGACTGAACCTAATTCAAGAATGTTAACTAAAATATTCAATCAACTATACGATGAACTTGGATAAAAAGTGTTTAGAATTGTGGAAAGTAATTGTCCAAATTTAACTTGTTGTTATGATTGTCACATAGATGATTTTTGTCATTTAGAAGGTTGTAAGTTAATTGATAATGAAGAATAAAAAATTCACAAAATAAAAAACTACTAATTAAATTAGTAGTTTTTTATTTGAATAATCTTATGAACGGATCTTTATGAAAATCATAACTTTCATTATAAGAAATACTCATTCTTAATTTCTTTGTTATTTGAAAATGATACTTATAAATCCTCAAATTAAATATTAAATTACTCATATTTTAAAATAATTTTTTGAAATACTTATTAAACTCAGAATAATTTTTATCTAAAATTAATAAATAATATTTACCTGCTCTTTTAACAGATTTTCTTTTTATATCAATAACTTCTTCTCCTCCTTGTTTCTCTAATATATAAGATGATTTAATCTCAATCTCCATATCATCAATACAAAAATCAGTAATTGTCCTTAATCCATATGAATAATCTTCTTCTAAAAACTTATATGTATGTCCATTTTCAACTTTATTAAGTATTTGATACTTATCACATAAATCTAAAAAGTCTTCTTCATATGAACTCTGATAACACAAATCAGTATCTTTATATCTCTTAATGTTATAACAATTTCTAAAATCCAAATCAAAATTTGAATTATTTTCTATCATTCTCTTACTTGCACTCTCCCTATTCTTCATCATTTTAGAAGGATGATCTACTTCATATCTTTCAAGCATAGTTGTTTTATTTTTATCATAAAATAATTTAGTACTAAAAAAAGATACTGTACCATATCTTTCTAAACAAGTTTTTTTAATTTTATTTAAAATTTCATTTTTTTCATTTTCATTTTTTTCATTTTTAGATTTTGATATTTTTTCTTTAACTTCATCTAAAAATGATACATTATCTACTCCATATCTTTCTTTAACAGTTTGTTTAACTTTCTCTTGATTCCATTGACAAGGAAAACAACTTGGTGAGCAATAAATATTTGGTATTCCTCTATGCCATTTTACATCTTCTCCACAATTTACACATTTAGGTATACCATATTTTTTTATATAACCTTCCTTTAAAGATTTATATTTTTTATGTTCACTACTTTTAGTCAAAAATGTACCTCTATAAAAAGGTGCATCATCATCACAATAACCACATTGACATTTTGGAGTTATACCATCTAATTCATATTTAATAATATAATCTTTTAAAGATATATTGTGTTCTTCCATTAAATGAATTGTAAATTTTCCAGTAGTATAAGGAAAAGTTAATCCACATATTTCACATTTTTTATATTTTACCATAATCTATATATTAAATTATGGTAGTCATAACCGTGAAATATGTGGATTTATTTTAAATTAATTGTATTAACTAGTCACAGCGCGAATATCCACATTTTCTGCATGTCCGACATCCATTCTCATAAACCAAGTCATCTCCAGTTGCTCCGCAATTTGGACATTTTTCTCCAACCACAGCAGAATTTATATATTTCTTAATAATTCGTTTCACTCCACTTTTCCATGTACCAAAAGCTGCATTGTCTGTCATTTGTAAAGTATCGATAAGGTGAATAACACTTGGTAAGTGAATTCTATGTCTTAAGAAAGCTGATAATAATTTACTTGTATTCCATAGTTCTCTATTAAAAGCTCTATTTAATCCTTCCATAGTCACATTATATCCATCTTTATCTTTATAAACAAAGTCATATCTACTCTTACCTTCTTCACCATTTTTTGGTTCAGTTTTAAATCTAACAATTTCTCCTTTTTCTACACTAACAGGAATAAGAAATGATTCAGCCAAACCAGTAAATAATTCATAAGGATATTTTTCACCTTTATCATCTACATTCAATCCTAAAAATCCAATCCATTTCTCACCTTTATTTGTAAATCTAACAACATCGCATTCAAGTTTTTTTGGACGTTTTTTTGCATTATTTTCACCTGATTCTAATACAACATTTTGAGTAGTACCTTCATTTGACATGATAACTCCTTCTCTAGATCCATCACGATAAACAGTGATTCCTTTACATCCACTTTTCCATCCTGTTTCATAAACTTTTGAAACAAGTTCTTCTGTTACATTATTTGGTAAATTTACTGTTACTGAAATAGAATGATCAATAAATTTTTGAATACTACCTTGCATTTTTACTTTTTCTACCCAATTAACATCATTAGCAGTTGCTTTATAATATGGTGATTTTTCAATAATTGGATTTAAATCTACATCTTTCATTAATTTAACTTCATCTACATTATATCCATTTATTTCCAACCATACTTCAAATTTCTTATGAAATACGTAATATTCTTCCCATTTTTGTCCTTCTGCATCTATGAAGTCTACTCTACCATTTTTATCACTTGGATTTATCTTCCTTCTTCTCTTATATGATACTTTATATGCAGGTTCAACACCTGATGTAGTTTGAGATAAAATGCTTACACTACCAGTAGGCGCAATCGTCAACAATGCTATATTTCTTCTACCATATTCTTTCATCATAGTATCTAATTCAGGATCAATATCTTTCAATCTCTGAACAAATGGATTATTTATCTCATTATTATAATTATAAACAGAAAATGCTCCTCTTTCTTTTGCCATAATAGCAGATGATTTATAAGCATATACAGCTAAATTTTTATGAACTTCTGTTGAAAAATCAGTTGCTTCTGTTGTTCCATAAGTCATACCAAGAGCAGCTAACATATCACCTTCAGCAGTCACACCTAATCCTGTTCTACGCCCTTTAATAGTCATATTTTTTATTTTGACCCATGTTTCTTTTTCAACCATTTTTGTATTCTCGTTTTCTGGATCAGATTCAATTTTTTCTAGAATTTTATCTATTTTTTCAGATTCCAAATCAACAATATCATCCATAAATCTTTCAGCATAAATTGTATGTTCTTTAAATAATTTCCAATCGAAATATGCATCTTTAGTAAAAGGATTTATAACATAACTATAAAGATTTATTGCTAATAATCTACAAGAATCATATGGGCATAATGGCAACTCTCCACAAGGGTTTGTTGATACAGTTTTATATCCATATTCTTGATAGCAATCTGCGACAGATTCTCTCATTACAGTATCCCAAAATAATATACCAGGTTCTGCTGATTTCCATGCATTATGTATAATTTTTTTCCAAAGTTTATTTGCATCTATTTGTTTTGTAATTAATGGAGTTTCAGAATCAATTGGATATAATTGAGTAAACATTCCAGAATTCATAGCTGCTTCCATAAATTCATCCGTTAATTTTATTGATATATTCGCTCCTGTTACTTTTCCTTGCTCTAATTTAGCATCAATAAATGATTCAGAATCAGGATGAAGAACAGAACAAGATAACATCAACGCACCCCTTCTTCCTCCTTGAGCAACTTCATTTGTTGAATTTGAATATCTACTCATAAAAGGAACTAAACCTGTTGAAGTTAATGCAGAATTTTTAACAGGCATTCCTGCTGGCCTAATATGTGAAAGATCATGTCCAACTCCTCCACGCCTTTTCATTAATTGAATTTGTTCTTCATCTACTTGCATAATTGATCCATAAGAATCAGAAGGATTACCAATAACAAAACAATTTGATATGGACACTACTTGATTATCATTACCTATCCCTGACATTGGAGAGCCCTGAGGTATAATATATTTAAAATCTTTTATCAAATCAAATATAAAATCTTCTGATAACGGATTTTCATATTTTAATTCAATTCTATATATTTCTTTAGCTAATCTTCTATGCATATCATCAGGAGTCAACTCATAATAAACTGTTTCATTATCTACCGTTTCTTTTAATGCATACTTATTAACCCAAACATCAGCAGCTAATGTATCTCCTTTGAAATATTTTAATGCTGCATCAAACGCTTCTTCTCTTTTAAAACTCATTCTATTCTATTTTATTTTATAATTATTAATCTACTATATTAGTAGATATTTTTATATTAGTTTTTGATATTTTTATATTATTTAAATTTGGCATTTAATCTACCAAGTATATTATCTTTATATGATATTCTATATAAATCAATATTATTATTTAAACAAAAAATATTTTTAATTTCATCATTTTCTTTAGTATATTCAAGATTACCCCAATTAAGAACTTCTATAAAATGCTGAGCACCATCGAATTCTATACATAAATTATAATCAGGTAAATAAAAATCAAAAGATAATAATCTTTTATTCATACAACCTTCAAATTTTTTTTGTCTTTCAAAAATAATATCATGCTCTATTAGATAACTTTCTACCGCTCTTTCTCCTTTACTTTCATCACATAAAGGACAACCATTTCCTCTTAAATGATTATTTAATATTTGTTCAAATTCTCCATGTAAAGGACATATTATTTTTATTATATCCTTTGTTCTATTAAAAATAGACAATGAATAATCATATTTATTATTATGAACTTTATTTAATTTATTTAAAATCGTTTTTTTATCTTTTTTATAATTTGGTGCACATTTTTGACAACCTTTACCTGCTAAATGATTAATCACTTGTTGTTCAAATTCACCATGAATTTTACATATTATAGTAGAATTATTATACATACCAATATATTTAAATTTAGAATAATCATATCTATCTCCATGTATTTTAGTACATCTATTTAATACAACTTTTTCATCTAATAATTTACCACATTTTTTACAACCATATCTCTTATGATTAAGAGGTTCTTGTTCAAATATTCCATGTATTGGACAAATAATTTTTATTTTAGTATGAGCATTAATATATAAAACTAAACTATAATCATAATAATAATTATGTATTATTGAAACTTCTTTTATATAATCATCTACATTTTTTACTTTGCTCATATAAAATTTATATTGTTTAAATTTGTTAAATGACCACGCTGTTTTAATTCTACTATTATACGTGTTGCATATTCTTTATCTAATAATTTAAACATATTGAAGATGTTGTCTGTGAAATAATAAGAAAGTTCTACAAATATTTCAGATTTACTATATTCTTTTCCAATATTATTTAATAACATTCTATAATAATCGTTAAATGCTTGCTTATTTGGTTTTCTTCTATTTGAAGAAAAATCCAAATCTGTTTTCTCACTTAATAAATCATAAATATCTCTTTGCAAATTTAATCTATCTACGTAATCTTCATAATGTTTACTTTCAAATTCATACGATGATCCAGCTTCTATCGGCAATCCATCATTTAAATTAAAATCTTCTTGTTGATTAATATTATAATCATATTCTTGCTGATCTACATTATCTTCAACTTTACCTTTAAATATTGTATCTCTAGATAATGCATGTTTACCTTCAATTTTATGATTATTTGTATTGAATTTAACCATTATATCTATTTCATTATCTTCATCATCTTCATCATCTTCATCAATAGATTCATCAGATACTAATGCATCTTCTTCAGACGAGTCATCTAAATTTTCATCTAATAGATTCAAATCTTCTTCTAAATCTTCTTCCAAATCTAAATCGTTATCCAAATCTTCATTCAAATCGTCATTTATTTCTTCATCATTTTTCATTTATTAATTATTAATTGATTTTTATTTGAGAAATTCTAATTTCTCAATGATATTCTCATCATATTTTATTCTTATTAATCTTATATTATTATTTAAGCAAAATTCATTTTTAATATTATCATTTTTATTTGTTTTAATTAAATTATCTTCTCCATATATTGGACTATAATGCTGTATACCATCATATTCTATACATATATTATAATCTATTAGATAAAAATCAAAAGGTAATTTTTTATTATTTTTACATTTTTCAAATTTTTTTTGTCTTTCGTGTTTAATAAATTTATCAATTAATATATTTTCAATTTCAATCTCACCTTTAGATTCACTACACAGCGGGCAGCCATTAGCTTGATGTATATGATTGTTCAATCTTTGATTAAATTTACCATGTTTTTTGCAATAAATAGTTAAAATAGTTTCATTCATTCTTTTATCTAACTCAAAATCATCATACTTATATTTAAAATTATGTATATTATTAGCTTTTTCTAATATTTCTTTTTTAGTATAAACATTATTTGCACATTTTGGACATCCATGGCCATTTAAATGTAGTTTAGTATTTTGTGAAAAATATCCATGTCTATCACAATAAATAATAATATCGCTACTATAATTAATAAAAATAGTTTTATCATATTTATATTTAAAATTATGAATAATATTAACTTTTTCTATATAATTAATTGTAGTAAAATGATTATTTCCACATTCCGAGCATCCATGTCCATCCAAATGAGATTTAGCATTTTGAATAAATTCTCCATGTTTAGGACATACAATTTTCACATAACAATCATTATTTATATAATTAGTATTTGGATAACTATAAAAATTATTATGAATTATATTTGATCTTTCTATAAATATATCATTAGTTAATCTTTTTCCCATTTTTTATTATTTAACTCCTACTAAAACATCATTCTCCATAGTTAAAAAATTTGTATTAAAATCAAATCTAACTTGTTCTTCATGATGTTCACCATCTCTTAACTTTAATATTTTTAATCTATAACTATTATTTCTTTTCATTTCGGGATTTCTTATGATCCCCCAGACTGAATCAGATGTATCTGCTATCGCTTTACTTTCAGGAATAGCATTAAGTGTAATATCAGAAGCACCCCAAACGCTCTTATCGGTTTGAGTTGCAGTTATAACTGCACATTCATACTTATCTGCTACACGTCTTAATCCTTCAGCTAAATGTTTACCTTTTAGGTAAAGCATATTAGTAATATCATAGCCTTTTTCAATTGACATAATATTTATATAATCTACGATTACCATTCCAACTTTAATTCTTTTAACTTCTTCGAATTTTTTAATATAATTATCAATATCAGTAACAGTACAATCACTGGTATTATATTTTTTAACAAATATTTTACCTGGTTGAGCATCGAATAAATTACCAACAGTTGATTGTGATTTAAGATTATTTAATTTTTGTTTCATGAAAACTGGATCTTTTGATTTTTCATCATACTCATCAGATTTAATTTTAAGTCTCATAGAACCTAATCTCTTCATTACTTTTCTTGTAGCCATCTCTAATGTAATAAGTAATACATTAGTACCAGCGTTTGCTGCATTAGTAGCTATATTATGTAACCACATTGAATTGTGGGATAAAATTCCATCTGAATAAAATCTATGATTATCATCAGATAATGATAAATCATACATATTAGATGATTTTTCTGTTTCATAAACTTCTGTCACATCACTTATACCATTTTTTGTTATTATTTTATCTCCAATTTTCAAATATTTAACAAAAACTTCATTGAAATTTTCATCAAAAACAATATGAGTATCTGCGCATATCAAACTAAAATCATCCGATGTTTTTAATACCCACTCAACATATTCTATAGTCTTACCAATTTCTTTAATATCAGACCAACCATTATCAGTTTCAATTTCCCAATCTTCTACATCAAATGTTTCTACAAATTTTTTATATATATTATCACTTATCATATTCAACTTCTTCCTTTTGTTTAAATTCTATATCATCATTATCATATAAAATATTATAAAACACTTCAATTATTTTATCAGTTAATATTAAATTACCAATATATGTATCTCCAACAATTGATTGTTCTCCATCATATATTTCAAAATTATCAAATTGTTCTATTTTATCAGATAAATATTTTGATATATGTATTTCATCATATTCACCTACATTTTCTTCTATAAATTCTATTATATACTTTTCAAAATCACTCATATTAATCATTTTTTATAAAATCTATACATTGCTGTACAACTTTTTGTTTATTATTATTGTAATCATATTCCCAAATTATTAATGCTTTATAACCAAGTTTTTCAATTGAATCTATTTTAATTTTATCATAATTCCATATATCTTTTGCAAACATTTGTTTACTTTTATTAAAAAAATCTTCTTTATAAATTAAAGGATTGCAATGCCAATAATCACCATTAAATTCTATAACCTTTTTTTTTACAAACAAAATCATATGCAAATGTTTTACCTATATCTTTAATATATCTATAAAATTGATTATCACCAAAATAAAATTTATCAAAATTTTTAGAAACTTCAGAAAATAATTCTATTTCACTATTAGAATATGGTTCTTTTCTAAATTTTACGAAAAGTCCATCTTTATACATAATTTCAATTTTTTCACTCCAATTTTTTTGTCTTTCAGTCCAAATATTCAATCCTTCAGATTTACCATATTTTTGAATACATTTTTCAATTGTAAATGTTTTCTGTCTCTCTTTTATTTTATATTCTGATTCTTCTTGTGAATATCCTTTTTTTAACCAATATCCTATTTGAGTAGTATTAACATCTTGATATAATTCTGGATTTTCTCTACGTTTTTTCCATGTTTTAGTATGAATATCATCAAAAGATTTTTTGACTTCTATTTCAGAATCTTCTTGTGAATATCCTTTTTTTAGCCAATATTCAACGCATTGTCTGGATTTTTCTTTAAAAAAATTTTCGTTTTTTTCAAAACTTTTTTGTAATCCATTTTTAGTTTTTATACTATTATCTTTAATTCTACTATTTAATAATTTGATTGAATCTATTTCAGATAAATTATATTTATACATTAAAAATTCATATGTAGCTGTTGCTCTAGTTTTACCTAAACATATTTTAGAATTACATATTCTATGATATCCATTTGTAATATTTTTAAAAATTGCTTCTTCTCCGCAGAAATAACAAATACCTTCATTTTCATCTTTTAAATATTCATCATAATATTCTTTTTTAATTATTTCGTTATGATATTTCGTTAAATGAATAGACAAACCTTTAGTAGTATCAAATTCTTTTCCGCATATTTCACATTTCATTTTTATATTTTATTTTTAATTGAATCATAAAAATCCCCTATACTAATTTCTTCTATTTTTCCTGTTTTTTTATTTCTAATTTTTATAAATGTCTGATAATGAGAGCATTTACCAACATTAGTTTCCCCCATAATAACATTTAACGTTGATTTACTCCATCCTCCTCCTAAAATATTATCTATACATGGCCATCCTGAAGGTATACAATTTTTAGAAATCATTTGTTTATGAGATTCAGGGTCATCAAAATCAGATCCTAAATCGTTATCATCATCATCAACTAAAAGTACGTTACCAAACATACCTTTCATTTTTTGGGCAATTTCGAGAGCATTATCATAATTTACATCTTCTATACCTCGGACCATATCAATACTTTTTAGTACATCGCCTTTTAATTGGTTTTGAATTTTCCAACCTTTGAACATTGGTAATAACCATTCAGGGCTAAACTCGCTATTATCAGATTGAAGAAGCATTTTTATTACTTTATCATTTACTTTATTATCTGAATCAGCCAATTTAACCATTGAATAGATTTGCTTAATGCTTGGTACTGTATGACTATCGCTTTTAATATATTCTTCTCTTATTACAGTATAAATGAATTGAATATCCGAATTTCTAAAGAAAAAAGGATCTACTTTTGAAAATTGATCAGGATTGTCCAAAATGTGAACGAAATAATGTCGTTCCATATTTGTGTTTGTTGTATCTGCCATATAAAGTACTATATTAAATTTTTATTATTGTTTATTTATTATCTATTTTTTAATTATTATTTATATTTAAGTAAATAATGTATCATCTGAATCAATATCGAATTCTTCGGAAGTTAGCATATCTTTATCTTCTAATTCGTTCAATCTTTCATCAATTTCATCTAATTCTTTCATACATTCTTCATATGATGGATATTTAAAATAATCATAAATTATTGGGTCCATTTTTTCTAATACTTCTTGCGTAAATACTTTTCTATTAAATAATTGAGCAGTAGCGACTGCTTTATCTAAATGTTTAACATACCATCTATTAGATGATTGATAAGTTATTTCTCCTGTTTCTTTATTTACAACTGGTTTAACTTTTGCAATTCCAATTTTATCAAAATTTTCAGGTGTACAAAACAGATCTAAACCTTTAAATGGATTAATACCTTTTGTATGATCAATTTCGAATTTAACTTTCTTAGGTTTAGCTAATCTATTTTTACCTGCTTTTGCAGTAATAATAGAACCAGAGCGTCCAAGATCCATTTCATCTTCTTCTCCAGTTTTCAATTTTGCATCACTTAAAAATACTATACTACTAGCTGCATAATACAAGCCTTCTCCACCTGACATGATAGTTTGAGGAAACATATCTTGAGTTAAATAAATATGATTCGTTGCTACAAGAGGTATTGACAAATATCCTAAGTCATTTGTTATAAGTCTAACAAGAGATTTTATTTGTTTTGCACGTGTCATATCTTGTTTAATATCTAATTTAAGAGTATCAGCCTTTTCTTTTTCTGATGATAGCATACCAATTGAATCTAAAAAGAAAATTGTTTTAGAAACATCCATACCTTTTTCTTTTAATTTTGTCATATCATCTAGCATAGAAGTCATAAACATTTTAATTTTTTCTACTATATTAGTTCTAATTAACATAAATTTATTAGAATCTGATGTATCAATTCCATACATATCAAAATCTGATTTTTCAATAGAAAATTCAGTATCAATCCATATAATATTATATCCTAATTTTTGAGCATTTCTAGCTATGTTTAGAGAAAGAAACGATTTACCTGTTTGTTTTGGCCCAGCCAACAGTGTTATTCTATTATTAGATATACCTCCATGTAAAATACTTTTAGATAATAACGCATCTAAAATATACACTCCAGTTGAAATAAAACTTTTTTCTTTTTCAAAATCTTCAATTGAAATAATTTCTTTTTTTGACATAGTATCAATCAATCCAGAAATATTCGAAAAATCAAAACTATTTTTTTGTGAAGTTTGTGTGGTTTTTTTTGCCATTTTTGATTTTTATTTTTTTTATTGTAACAATCATATTGTAATAAAAAATACATGAAAAGTTTTTTATAAATTAATTTTCATAAATACCATTGTTATAGTTGCATATCTTTTATATTAAGTTATGTATTATTTTTAGATAAAAAAACAATAAAAGTTTTAAATATAATAAAATATTATTTTTGAATTGAACCCTATTGAAAATATATATAATTCAAAATTAATATTATAAGATTTATGGAATTCTACATAGTGTTCGTTAAAAATAGAAAAAAACTTGATAAGTATATTAAAATTAATAAAATTCGTAATAAAACGATAATAGACATCAAACAGCAATTAGAAGATCATGGCTTAGAAGATGTTAATGAATGGAAAGAATATTTCAATCTTATAATTTATACAAAGATATCTCAAACTATAAGAAAAAGTAAAGATGTATATTATATTCCAAATTTATATAAAATAAACACATTAGAAATAGATGATATATTTCAAATCAAAGAAAATTTAATAGGAAAAATTAATTTCAACTTACTTTTTTTTTATGAAGATTTTAAAGATAATCAGAAATTATTTGATGATTTATTATCAAGTATATCGTTATTTGACTCTATTCAAATAATTAGGGATTATTAATAATCCACAGAAGATTTTTTTATATATACAAAAAAATATATAAATAAAATGGCACATTATTCCGAGATGGATTTTCTATTTTCTGATGATTATACTACAACGCAATTAAATAATACAAGTGTTGGAAATACTCGTAGTATTTTTAATTCTAAGTATACAGTATATAAAAAAAATGTTCAAGGTAGTATAGTAGCAGGTACAGCAAATATAAAAAATTACATACAAGAAAATATATATAATAATGAGGTAAATAGTAGCAATCCTTATATTAAAATATTAAAAGATCCGACATTTACTAATACTGCAGGCACTCCAGGTGCTGGATTAAGGTTAAAACCATCAGATTTTGCATATTTGAGAGAATTAGGAGTATATCCTATAAATAGAATGGCTATTCTTAGAAGATTTCCAGAAGGAGTTTTTGTACCTGAAAATTTAGGACTTATGAACGTAGAGCCAATATCAACTATTGTAGGTTGGATTAAACCAGATGATAATTTTGGTACTATAAATTTTAATGAGTCTTGGGACGTTACGAATAAAAGATTTGATGAAAAAATTGCTGAAATTGTCCACAGTGTAACAAAAATTGATGTAGCTAATCTTATTCCTATTCCAAGTTTTGCACAAGGTATGTTATTTGAAATATATAAAAGAATGGGTATAACAACATCAAATACTGCGAATGATGAATCAGATGATCCAACAACAAATATATGGGGACTTAATAATATACCAGTAGGAAATCCTAACGTATTAAAGGAAGCTCCTTATAGAAATGCAGAAGTTCAAAATATAAGATCCTCATTTGAATTTGAACTTATATCTACTTATGAACAAAAATTGATAGGAGATGTGGATCCAGGTTCTGCATTACTAGATATAATAGATAATATTTATGCAATGGGTACATCAAATATGGCATTTTACTGGAGTGACTCATCACAAATTATACAAGAAGCAAAAGGGGCTGTAGCTAAAAGGGGTAATAATATAAATGAGTGGTGGAATCTTGTAAAAACAATTACTGAAAAATTTTGGAATACTTTAAAAACATTATTTACAGAAACATTATCAGGATTGACTGCTAATGCAGATTATTTATCAACTTTTGCTCAAACAGATAAAGCTACACAATCAGCAAATGCAGCAGCAACAAGATCAAATCAAGCAAACATTAATGCTTATACAAATAAAATAGCGGTATTAAAACATAATTTAAATTTTTATGCTAAAGGATCTCCTAATGCAAATAGTGATGAATATAAAACAACTCAAAAAAGCATAGCATATAATCAATCATTACTTGATAAAGCCAATGAGAAAGGAAAAACTGATTCATTATCAGCAGCAAAAAATAGTGCAACTGCAGCATTAAACGCAGCAGCAGCAAACGGCGCATCAGCATTAACAACAGTTGTAAAATCAGCATTAGGCGTAATACAAACAATATTAACAAGTACAGTAGCAATACATAGATTTGAACTTAGAGGATCAATAGAATTGATGACTGGAGGACAAGATAGTGCTGCTCCTTGGCATTTAACGATAGGAAATCCATATTCTCCTTGGATAAATACAAGTCATATAATAGTAAAAACATGCACATTAGAAACAAGTAATGAAATGGGTTTCAATGATATGCCACAAAAATTAACAGCAAAATTCACGTGTGGACTTTCTAGATCATTAGGTAAACAAGAGTTAATGAGAATGTTTAATAATACATATAAAAGAGAATACACAAAAGTTCCAACAACACCAATACAATATAATGGTGAAACAGTATCAGCAAACGCAGATACAGAGGCAACTGATGTTGTTTTACCAAATGTTACTATTACTGCGAAATATATTAAAGTACCTGGCAAAGCAGCATTTGATGATCAAGGTTCAATTGAAAATTATTTATTTAATCAAACTGGAGGTAAAAACGCACAAGGACAAAATGTTGGTACATATTATACTTTTCAGCAAAGAAAAGTCTTAGCAGAACAATCAGGAATAGAAAACTATACTGGTACTGCTGAGCAAAATACTGCATGGCTAAATTCACTAAAAAATTCAAATAATATACAACAATGAAAATACTATCATTTGACGACAATGGAAACAATTTAATTAAAAGAGATCCTAATCAAAATAATCTTTTTGATATATTTCAAAAAAATATAGTTAATACATTAACTATATCTAAAAGAATATATATAGTTCCACGTGAATATGAAATGAGATTAGATGCAATATCTAATTATATATATGGATCATCTGATTATGTTGAAGAATTAATGATATTAAATGACTTAATAAATCCGTATTCTGTTAAAGAAGGTCAATATATTTATTATTGTCAGTATTCTGATTTATCTAAATTATATGTAACTGATGATATACCTACACAACAAGATAAAGCTCGTCAGGCATTAATAAATTCTATTCAAACAAATAGAAATAAAAAGAATTTATCTAATAATGAAAATTTACCACTTACTATTAAGCCAACTACATTAAATCAAATTAGTGTAACTAATGACAACAAAATAAAAATAATAAATTCTTTTGAATAAAATAACATTTAAATATGATACAAGTTACAGATAAAGCTAAAATTAAAACAATAGAATTGAATTTTCAATTATATGATAAAGATGCTACCGATGTTTTTATACAGTCACTTGATTATGTACCTCTTGTATTTATTAGCAAATTATATGACACTAGTAATCCTCCTCTTAATGGAACTACAGTTGATTCAAAAGATATAATATCTCTAAAATTATATAATAATAGATTTTTACCTGAGGTAGAATTATTTTGTACAGATTCATTAGGTGTATTATTTACTGATTTTTATCCTTTTGATCATGATACAATTATAAGTGTTTTTGTTAAAGTTAGTTCCACTACAATCATGCCAATAAGAATGGATTTTAGATTAACTGAATTCCAAACTATAAAATCTGATCCTAAAGTAGGAGCATTACAATTTTTAATAAAAGGAATATTAGACGTAGACGATTTACATGATTCTAATTATGAATCAATAAATGCAACAAGTTTTCAAGCAATAAAACAATTGGCACTTAGAATGAATTTAGGATTTGCATCAAATATTCAAGATAGTTCAGATTCTATGAAATGGATAAATCCAAGTGATGAAAATCACATATTCATTAAAGATATAACTAAATATTCATATGTATCGGATCAATCATTTGTTTGGACATTTATTGATTTTTATTATAATTTAAATTATGTAGATGTTCAAGCGGAACTAAATAGTATAATAAAAGATGAATCTCATATTCAAGCAAATACCCAATTAGAAAAAGTTGCAAATGAGATTCCTGTATTATTATATTTAAGTAATAATGATGGACTAAAAGGAAGTAATCAATATTTTAGTAAATATAATATTATAAATCAATCATTTAGTATAAATTTAGAATTAGCTTATCAAACATTATGTACCTGGTATACAAAAAATGAAAATACTGTAACAAAAAAAGAAATAATAGATTTAGAAACAGATGAAAATAAAGTAGGAAGTCAATTAAAAATATTAAAAGATAAACAATCTAAAATATTTAATGATAACGTTAATGATGAATATTTTATTGGTAAAATGGATAATCAGAATGTACATGAAAATTATAATTATGCAAAACTTTCTAATGAATATAATTTAGTTTCTATGGAAAAAATGAAATTAATTCTTACATTAGACGTATTAAATTTATCTATAAAAAGATTTCAAAATATCAAAGTTGAAATATTTAATCCAAATGATTTATTTTCAAGTAATGCGAACACTAAAAAACCATTAAATAATGTAAATACTAAATTATCTGGATATTGGTTTGTTACTGGTATAAATTATATATTTGAATATAACGAAGGAGTAAAGCAAGAAATTATTCTAATGAGAAGAGATTTAAATGTAGACTATGGTAATGGAAATAATGAGCAACATGATTTTTCTGCATTAGCAGGATCAAATAATGCTGGTGGAACAACTATTAGCACAGGAATAAAAACAACATAAATAAATTATGAGTATAATTGGATTAGCAGCTAGTGAAGTATTAAATAATATTAATGATATAAGTAAAAATAGTGCAAAATATATTAAAGGATATTCTGATCAATCAGCATTAGGTCAATTAGCGAATAGTACATTGGGTAGTTCATTAGGATTAACTCAAAATCAAACTGACGCATATGATCCTAATCATATGTCTGATGCCAAACCAGAAGAATTTTGGTATAATTCTGATGGAACTACTAACAGTTTTGGTAGAGATGTACAATCATTAGCGGATAATGATACTAGCATATTTAAAAGAGCATTAAAAGGTACTGATATTGATTATTATTATGAAGATCCTTTTATTCCATCTTTTGAACTTTTTTTTGATCAAAATTCTCCATTATTTGTAACCAGTCAGACAACTAATAATAGCTTTCAATATTTTATAACTAATTATAATATTATAAACTCTGCAGATTATACAAATAGAGTTGGTATTTGGAACGAATTTAGAAACACTTTTTTTAAAATATTTGAAACTACTTTATATAGCAATTCAAATAGAGGGATATCAGATAAATCATATTATGCAACAAAAATTGAGGGATTAGGAAATTTAAATCATAAAATGATAAAATATGGTGAAGATAAAATTACGATAACATTAAATGAAGATATATCAATGATAGGTTGGTATTTAGCTGAATTATACAATACTATGATTTATAGTTATAAAAATAAAAGATATATGTTTCCAGAAAATGTTTTAAGATTTAATATGAAAATACAAATTAATGATATGAGAAATTTTACTATACCACAAAATAACTCAACATCATCTAATAATACATCTATTGATACAAGCAATATTAGCAATAATGTTAAAAATTCTGTATCAAGTAAATCAACAATAATATATACTTTAAATGATTGTAATTTTAATTTTCTTGAAAGTAAAAATTATGGAGATGATATTACAATAGGGGGTTACGGAACAAGTTCATCAAATATTCCATCGACTCTATCATTTGATATTTATTATAAATCTGTAGAAAGATCAAGTAGTTTTCCATTAATTAAAGAAAGTTATATAATCCAACCTTATGAAGATAATATTATAACAAGTGCATCAGATGCTACAGATTATTTTAATATTACGCAACAGACTAAAAATAATAGTTCTTCTACAAGTAAAGGTTTTATGAATAGTTTAATGACTAAAGCACAATCTACTATTAGCACAGTTGGATCAAATTATATATCAAGTCTTGAAACATCATTAAGAGAAACTAGAGGATCAGCGGTCAATGGCTTATTAAATCAATTTACAAATTCAACTAATATAAATAAAATTGAGCCAGATAATGTTTATAGTTCTGATTTTAATAATAGAACTAGTGTTAAAAATCTTGGAAAAGAATTAGCATCTGGATTAATAAATGATTTTGTTGATGAAACAAAATCTGCTTTAAATTTTTAAATAAAATAAAATAAAATAAATGGAATTATTAAGGGATTTTTACGTTGGAGTAGTAGAAGAAAATATAGATTCTACCAAAAAAGGTAGAATAAAAGTAAGAGTACAAACATTATATCATAGTATATCTGTTGATGATATTCCATGGGCGTATCCATTCGGAAGTTTAAGTGGAAAAGAATTTTCAGTTCCAGCGGTTGGTAAACTAGTTAATATATTATTTTTATCTGATGATTTATATTCACCTTATTATATATATTCAGAAAATTATAATATCAATCTTCAAACAAGATTAACTGGATTGAGCGATGATGAATATACAAGATTCACTGCACTATTATACGATGATAGAACTCAAATATATTCTGATGATACATCATTATCTCTTGATTACTACTATAATAAAATATCAATTGAAAGAGATGCAATAAATATTGAACTTAAAGATAACACAAGAACTTTAAATTTAGGTTCAAAAGAAGCAGGACAAGAAGCAGTGTTAGGTACCAGATTTTTCAATTGGATGGATACATTTATAAACGAATTTAGAAATCCATTATCCATGTTTGATAGCTCAATGGGTCCTATTCTTAAAACAAAACTCGATGCAATATGTGATGAATATACATCATTAAGAGAAAATTTCGTATCAAGAAATGTTAAAATTGTTGATAATAATGCAGTTATTAGCGCAGAAAGACCATGTGACACTAATAGCAATATAAATGATGTTGATTTAGTATTACCAAAAGACTCAGATTATACTAATTTATTAAATCGTGTAAATGCATTAAATTCCGCTGGTTGTGAAGAATTAAAAGCCACTAACGTGACAGATTATGTACCAACAAGTTCTGAGATGACTCTTCCATTATTAGGTGTTAGAATATCTTGTAGATTTGGGCCTAGACAACTAAAAGGAGAAGGAATAACATTTCATGCAGGTATAGACATAGCAGCACCAATAGGTACTATGATATTTAGTCCATTTGATGGAACTGTAGAATCTGCATCATTTGATAGTCAATATGGTGGTGGTAATACAATTAAAATAAAGCATACTAATGGTTTCACAACTGGATATTGTCATTTAAGTAAATTTTTAGTTAATGTAAATGATACTGTGAAACGAGGTAATCCAATAGGATTAGTTGGAAATACAGGAGGTCACACAACTGGTCCGCATTTACATTTTGCTGTAATAACTCCAGCTAATAAAAAAATTGATCCTGAATTATATTTCACATGGCCCACAAGAACAGGAGATGTACAAAAAGGTACTAATACAGGGTCAGGTCAATATAAAGGAAGTTCATATACAGCACCGACATCAAATACTCCATGTGATGTAAATAATAATGTATCATTGGAAGATATATATGGTTCACCTATTGTTGTTGGAGATTCTGCTAGTTCAGCATTAGCAAAAAAATCAGCAGATACATATTTAGGTAGAATTATGAGTGCAGTTGAATGGAATATGTTAATAAAAGCAGTATATGCAGAAGCATCTCATAACACAGAAGAAAGAGCATGGTGTATGGCAGTAATGTTAAATAGATCTAGATCCAAAGGAAGTAATAATAGTGTATATGAAACATTAACAGCAAAAAGTCAATTTCAATCAGTTACTGGTACAAATGCAAATGGACACAGACCGAGTAAAAATTTCATAGATGGCCCCAATGCAAAAAATCAAACTAGTATATTCCAAGCCGCAATTTATATATTACCAAAAGTTCCAAAAAATATAATAAAATTCACTGCTGCATCAGCAAAAGCTTATGGAGCAGGAACTAATATTGGATATAGAAATAAATTACTTGCTAGTGGTGGAATAACAATTGGAGGTACAGTATTTGCATAATTATAATAAAACTTTTTTTATAAATATTTATATAAACTCATAAATGAATATTTATAAATGAAGTTATTTAAAAATAAAAAAATATTAATCATAGGTGACATCATGCTTGATTCTTATTTTTTTGGAAATGTAGAAAGAATTTCTCCTGAAGCACCTGTTCCAATTGTAGATATAATAAACAAAGAAAATAAATTAGGTGGTGCCGCAAATGTAGCATCTAATATAAAAAATCTTGGAGGTACTCCTATATTATGTTCAGTAATCGGAAAAGACCAAAATGGCGAAATATTATTATCTTTATTAAAAGAACAAGATATTTTAATTAATTATATTTACCAATCAAAAAATAGAATTACAACAAACAAAACAAGAATAATTGGAAATAATCATCAAATATTAAGAATTGATGAAGAAATAAAAGAAGATTTAAAAGAAGATTCTGATAAATTTATATCATTAGTAATATCTGCAATAGCATCAGAAAAAGTAGATTGTATTTTATTTCAAGATTATGATAAAGGAGTTTTAAATAAAAACATTATAAATATTATAATAGAAAAAGCGAATTTATTAAACACTTCTATATTAGTTGATCCTAAGAAAAAAAATTTCAACTACTACAAAAATATAGAATTATTCAAACCAAATTTTAAAGAATTTAAAGAAAGTATAAATTTAAATATATCAGACAAAAATGAACTACTTAAAAAAGGTTCTATAATATTACATAACAGAGGAATCAATATTATATTTATTACATTATCAGAAAATGGAATTTTCATTTCTTATAAAAAAGAAAAGAAAATAATTAGTAAAATAGTTCCTACCACATCAAGAAATATTGTCGATCCGTCTGGCTGCGGAGATAGCGTAATTTCAGTTGTATCTATGTTAATAAATGATATAGATATAGAAGAAATTACAAAAATCTCAAACTTAGCAGGAGGAATAGCATGTGAAAAAGTTGGAGTAGTATCAATTGATAAAAATAGATTATTAAAAGAATATTATAATGATAAACATACAAACTATACAAAATGATATTTATAATTTATTAGATGATTTAATTATATATGAAAATAATAAAATTTCAAGAGATTTTATTAAATATCAATTTTATACATTTTTAAATAATCATAAATATAATAATATAAATAAAATTAAAGTTACATGTGATAACTCAAATAATATTTTTGATATAGATAAGTTCATATATATTGATTTATATATTTATATGCCAGATAATTCTTGTTCAACGATAATGAGTTTTGTAATTAAAATCGATGGAATTACGAAATTGAGAAAATTAAGAAAAAATAAATTAACAGAAATATATAAATGAAAATAACAGATATAGATAATATAGCATATAAACTATATTCAATTGATGCTAAAAAAAGACTTATAAATAAAAATATCGATCTAAGAATAGAATTGTTTATAATATATAAAAACATTTTTATAGATTATTATAAAAATGCAAATATAATTTTAAGAAAAGAAAAAATAAATGAAATAAATGAAAAATTATTATGAAGATGATAACTTTGAATATGAAGAAGATAAATCTGAATATGATGCTGAAAATAATCCAATTGAAGATATCATTGATAAATTAAACTTTTGTAGAATAGACTATTATAAACTTTATAAAAAAGATTATAAAACTGCAGCTGTACGATTAAGACAAAATTTGGAATATATAATACAAACAGCAAAACAGTTAAAAAGAGACGCCCTATCTCACAGAAAAGAAATTGAAGAAAGACATAGAATATCAATAGAAGAAGCAAAAAATGAAGGAATATTATAATGAAAAATGAATGGTTAAAAATTAAAATTATAAGAGATATAAAAAACATAAAAAGATATCAAAAAATAACTGGAATGCTGTTTTATAAACTAAATTATGAATATATTATAACCTCAAAATTTTCTAAAGAATATAAAAATCTAATTGAATTATTAATCAATGATTTATTTAATAAAAATATAATTATATCACGAACATATTTAAATACTATTGATTTTAACTTATTTGTAGAAATTTCAAAATTGAATAACGTAAATATTATAAATCAGCCAGCATTTATATATTATGCAATAGAAAATAACATGGTTATTACACATCAAGGTAGTGTTATATGTTTTGAAGGAGATGTATTAAATTACATAAAACATTCAAATAATATTTTTTATTTATATCAAATAAAACCAGATTATGCCAGATTTAAAGAAATTAAAGATAATAAATACTGTAAAATGAATAGAAAAAATAAATTAGAAAAAATAATTAATAATCAAAATGAAGGAATATTATTTAATCTAATGTAGTTGTTTTTGAAAGATTTTCATAATAATCAGAACTAAATATATCTTTACCTTCTAAAATATATTTCATATAATTCTTATCAGGTAATATATTTTTTCTAATCATAGATGAATTAGCAATATAAACAATAGCCTTAACTTTTTCTCCATCACAAAAAACTTCAATTTCTTCTCTTATATAATGCTTCGGATGTCCTTCAAACTTATCAATCATTTTAATATCAGAATCTTCAATCTCATATAATGCGCCTTCTACTATATCACTAAGTGATGGTACAACATTTGCAAATCCCAAATAACAATTCTTCTTAGATACTTTATTAAAAACTAATTTATAATTTTCTAAAATTGCAAATTTTCTAGAAAAAAAATTTACATTCCTTTCATTTTTCATTCTATACTCCGAAATATTCGAACCATAAGCAAAGTATTTTATCATTTTTAATGTCATTTTTTATTATATATTAAAAAATATAAGTTCATTGAATAAACAATATAATTTTTTTATTATATAAAAAATAAAACAATTAGATATTATGATTACAATAATGAATAACATTGACTTCGAAATTACAAACATTACTATGACAAATAATTCAATTCCAATATCTTATGGAGGACAACTCACACCGTATTCAAATATTCATGATACTAGTATAGAAATGACTGCAATAACTCATATTAGCAATATAGAATTATTAAAAGATTGGCTTCAAAAAAGTCAAAATGGTGGATGCTCTTCATCATATAAAATTGATACTTTTTACAATGGAATGATATTGAACGGTGTAATTCTTAGTAGTTTTGATTATAATTTTAGAAGTAATTATATAAATTCCACATTTTTAGTTGATTATACTTATTATGATGATGAACTTATGATGAAACTTAAGAGACAACAAGAAATAAAGGAAAGAAAAAATAAGTTAATTAAATTAGATAAAATTTGTAAAGAAGATAATAACTAAAATAATTAAAAAATTATAAGAAAAAGAAAATTTATAGAATAATGTCAAAAATATTCATAATTAGCAACACGAATTTTAATATATCAAAAAACTTATCTACAAAAGATTGGCTTAAAAATATGGAAATATATTATAAAAACGAATTTATTCCATATCTTATAAAAAATGTAAACCCAAATGATATACTAATTCATCTAGGCAACTTTTTAATCAAATCAAGAAATATTGATTTGTCTGTATTAAATTTTATTCAAAAATTATTTGAAAAAATATCAAAAATACTACCTGTTTATATTATTGAAGGAGAAAATGATAAACTATCACTTAATATACTCAAAAATTTCAATAATATAGAAATAATTAAAGAACCAACTCAAATAAAATTATTAGTTGAGCAAATATTTACTATACTTCCATATAACACAAAAATTGAAGATATCGATAAATTTGATTCTGAAGTATGCTTCTTCAATTTTGATTATTTAAATTCTCCAAAAAAAGATATTATTATAAATAAATTAAAAAAATTTAAAAAATGCTACAATGGTTATTATGATAAAAATGGAGTAATAAAAAATATCAAAAATTTAGGAGCACCATATAATACAGAAAGTGATGAAACAAAAGGATTTATTGTACTAGATGTTTATAATGATAAAGACAAATTCATAATAAATAAAATAAGTCCAAATTTTAAAAAAATATCAATAAACTCAGAATCAGACATAAATATAGATAAAGAAATTTTTAAAAATAATTATATAAGTCTTAATATTAACAAATCTCTATTAATTGATAATAAACTTAAAATTGATATGTTAATATCAGAAAATGATATTGTAAATATCACATATTCTGATGATGAAATAATAAAAAATAAAGAAGAAATTTTAGAATTAAATGAAAATTCATTATCTTTAAATGAAATGATTGTAGATTATATAAATAAATCAGACTCAATAAACAAAAATAAAGTAATAGAGGAATTTAAAAATATAATTGAATTAAACAAAAAATAAATAAAAAACCTATCATATATGATAGGTTTTTTTGTAACACAATTTTAATATCATCATAAACACTTCATATTAAACAACTTATCATAAAAAGTATGTTATATAACATAAAAATGATAAACTTCATAATTTTTTATTTATATATATGTTATATAACATATTTTTAGTGTATATTGCACTAAAATATCAAAAAAAAAATTAAAAATTATGAAAAAAATTATTTTATTTTTATTATTAGGAACATTAAGTTTAAGTTGTTTAAACGCAAATGATGTAAAAACTTATAATCTAATATATAAACAAATTCAAACAACAAGAACTATATTTCCAGATCTGTTGTTACAAAATAGCAAATGGATCAAAACAGATTCTGTAAATGTTATTTTTGATTTTATAAAAAATAATAAAATTATTGTTAATGATAACAATTATAAAAGTATATATAAAATAAAATCAAAAAAATTAGTTAAATATGATAATGCAGATCAATACATAATTGAAGTTATTGATTCAAAAAACAACAAACACAATATAGAGTTATTGTATTATAATACAAATATTGCATTATTTACTATAGTAAATGATAGTAACATTGAGAGATATTTACTAAATAGTAACAGCATAAAATTAAAAAAGTAATTTCTAATTGAAATTACCTTTTATTATATTTGTATAATTTATATTATAGTTTTCAATTTAAATAAAATATATAATTTTATTTAAACTATTTAAATATATTATACATGTATTCTTGATAATATAGCTAGTAATCCGAATACTTTAAGTAACCAAACTACTAAAACTATAATTACTACTATGTTGAGTACTTTTTTAATAGTTGCGTTCATAGGAATATATGAATTAACAAGCCATAATAAAATACCAACAACAACTAAAACTAATAAAACTGTTAAAATTGACATAATTTACTTTATCGTATATATAGAATCAAAATATAGATAAATAGTCATAAAAAATGATATCAATTTGATATCATTTTTTTTATGACTATATATTTTATCTCTTAATTTTTCACATTCCAAATAATTTTCAGTATTCAAATTATCAAATACTTCTTTCGTCATGTTATTATATTTCATTTAAATCCTATTTTCTTTATTTCAGTATCTATATCTATCAATTGTTTACTTCCATCAATTTCTTCATAAATTTCAGCGAGTGTAGATGATTCAGAATATATCTTATTCAATCCAATATATTCAGATAATTTAGTAGCTTGTTTAGCTGTTAATTTTTTAAATTTACAATCCACCATAAGTCTGCCTTTTCTTAATAATGCTTTATCTATTATTTTTTTATCTACATTAAATGTTGCTATAATTTGCATATCCATATGATCATTTAGCAATCCATCACTAATATTTAATATATTACTAACAGCTTGATTTCTTTCTTCTTGTGGAGATGTTAATATTGATTCTGCATCTTCCAATAATAAAATAGAATTTTTAAATTTAGAAATAAATGAAATTAAAACAGGACTTGCGATATCCATCATCAAATATGATGGTACATAAATTATAGTTTTTTCTTCTGCTAAATCGGAAATAAGTTTACGAAGATATACAGTTTTTCCTGTACCTTCTTCGCCATGGAATAAAAATAAACCATGTTTATTATTTTTAATTTTATCTAATATATCTTTATGCTTTGATACAAAAGAATCTCCATAATTCAAATCTATTTGAATATCATAATCTTTAATATTAGCTGCTTGTAATTCATAACCCATTGAATTAGATGATATAATAAAAAAAGTTTTACTTATTGGTTGGGTAAATACAATTTTTCTAAGTTCATCAGACATATCATTTATATATTTTACTGCATCAGAATCATAGTATACCAATAGATCTGAAACTTTATTTTTTTGAGATTCTATCGTTTCATATATTTTATCATCTATAACTTTTTCCTCATCATAAAATTGAAACATAATTTTATATGGTTTTTCAATTTTAATTATATATTTAAATATTTTCTCTACTCTATTTTTAGTATCTGAATGAACATCACAGAAAAACGTAATATTTTCACTCTTTATTTTAAATTTATCATTTATATATTTCCAAAAATCATCAGAATATATTTGATCACTTAAAAAAAGTCTATTAACTATTTTACCAAATTCAGCAATTGCATAAACATCTTCTCGTCTATCTAATGCTTGATCAGTAAATAAATATGGGGGTAATTTATTTGATGCTAATTTTTCATTCATATCACTCATCATATATAATATTTTATTTTTAATAATGTATAACATATTTTTTTATTAGTTTATTTTTTAATATATAGATTAATATGAAATACTTAAAAACATTTGAAATAAAAAAAGAAAAATATAATATTAATGATTATATTCTAATTAAAGATTATTATATTAATTTTTGGAAATCAAAAAAACTAGGCATTTTTAAAACAGGTAAAATTATAGATTTTGATTATGAACATGGAAATACACTATACTACACAATTTCTGTTATTCAAGATAATAATATGAATGTTATTTACTCAGATGCCGCAATAATAAAAAGAAAATCAACAAAAAAAGAAATATTAGAATTTGATACAATAAAAGATACATTAAAATTTAATTTATGATAAAAAATTATACTAATATGAAATACATCAAAACATTTGAAAATGCAAATACAAATATAAAAGTAGGCGACTATGCTGTGCTAAAAAATGATATTAATCCTCATTCAAATTTTAAACATTTTTTAGATAAACCTTGTGAAGTTATATCATATAATTTTTCAGAACCTGGATATAATATATGTTTAAAATGTAATAATGATAAAATATGGTGGAAAATATCACAAATAGAATATCATTCCAAAAATAAAGAAGATGTTGAAGCATTTTTAGCTTCAAGAAAATATAACATATAACATATAACTTATGACAACGTTGTTGTCAATAAAAAATTTAAATAATTTTTAATGAAATATATTAAAACATTTGAAGACAATAAAAATATAGATTATAATGTTGATGATTATATTCTAATTAAAAAATATTATATTGATTTTTGGAAATCAAAGTGGGCAATAGAAAAACAAGATGTTTTTAAATTTGCTAAAATTATTGGAAATTATGAAATTAGGTATGCGATTGAAGTAATATCAAATAATACAATAAAAAAATTTTATTTACCTGATAAATATTTTGAAAGAAAATTAAATGAAGAAGAAATAGAAGAATTTGAAATTAAAAAAGCATCGCTAAAATTTAATTTATAAAAAACATGATAACAAAATACTTACAATACATAAAAGAATCAATAACAACTGATGTTGATGGATTATTAAACAGCATAAATGACACTAAAGTAGACTTCTTTAAAATTGGTTTATCTAATGATGATTATCTAAATAAAACTATAGAATTTTTATATGATGATAGTGATTTTAATAATCAATTATTTAAACAAAATCTTAAAAAAGGAGAAATTCTTTCTACAATGGAAATTGAAAATTTTTTAAGAAAAGATATTGATATGAAATTCTTCTTTCTTTATAGTAGAAATGAAACTGTTCTAGATAATCCTAATTTTTTAATTTTACAATATTATAAAGATGATAAATGGCATCCTATTGAAATATATTCAATTAACAGTAAAGTTGAAGATTTTTATAAAAAACTAACAGCAAAAACTATAAAATTAACTTTTGATAATATTATATACATTTATCAAACATCAAATTCTGGCAATAACTGGATATTAAAAGAAACAGAAAAGAAAACATCTAAATTCAAAGAAAATATTAGTACAGATGAAATAAAATCTTTAATAAAAGACGGCTCAAAATTAAAAATTGTAGATTAATGAAATATTTAAAAACATTTGAAAAATTAAATAATCCAAAAAAATATCTTCTTTGTTTACTCAACAAAGAAGATAGATGGAATAGAAATTTTTATAATAAAGGAGAAGAACCAGTATATGTAATATTCAAAGTTTTACATATGTATTCTAATATTAATAATGATAATCTATATGACATAGAATTAAAAATATTATACGAATATCAAGACGAACACAATTATAGTGATCGTAGAATGGGAAAGATTAACAACAAGGAATATTACCGTTTTAAAAACTTAAATGATAAAATAGTATATCAAGCTAATACATCAAAAGATGTTTTTGATGAACTATCATTAATTATACAAACAAACAAATTTAATCTATAACATGAAATATTTAAAAACATTTGAAAGGTTAAATACAGATTTAAAAAAATATATTCTATGTAAACTTAGTTATAGTGATAGATGGGATAGAAATTATCACAACGAGGGTGAAGAGCCAGTATATGTAATATATAAAATTTTACCTAATGATAGTGGTATAAATAATTATGAAAAAGAAAAATTAAAAATAGTTTATGAATATCAAAATGAGCACAATTTTAGTGATCGTAGATGTGAAAGAAAGAATAATATAGAATACATATATACTGAAAAATTAAATGATATGATAATTTATCAATCTAATAATTCAAAAGATATTATAGATAAACTTTCATTAATAATAAAAACAGAAAAATTTAATTTATAAAAATGAAACATTTAAAAATATTTGAAACATTTGATGAAGAATATAATATTGACACAAATAAAATATATATTTATCATACTATTCGATATATAACAATTGGTAAAATTAAGCCGTATAAACACAGAAATATTGAGCCAAAAACAATATTTTATTTATATGACATTTTTGATAACGGTTATGATGGTACATCAAAAACATCTGATAAATATGGAACAGAAATAGATTTTAATAAAACATTGAAATATATTAAAACTCTAACAGAAAAAGATTTATTCTTCACAAGAGAAGCTACACCAGAAGAATCAGAAAAATATTATTTGTCATTATCTGCAAATAAATTCAACTTATGATTTTATTTCAAAACATTGTCCAAAGTCAGAAAATAATAAATGAAATTTTCCATAATTCTCTCCAAAATATATAAAACAGCAAGCCATTGGAGCACCTTTTTTATCTTCAACTCCTTCACTCCAAAATTTTAATCTTGTATCTTTTAAAAAACACAATCCTTTTGCTTTTTTGAAAATTAAATCTTTAAAATGCTTAGTATTAGTTGCAACTGGAATTAAATATAAAATTTCACTTTTATAATTCTCATTCGCATCAACCCCTTTTTCAATCCAATTATATAATGATGTTTTATTTTCAACAATTCTACCAAATGGCGGATTTACAAATATTGTATTATAATTCCAATCTTCTTTTAATCCATCAGTTGGCAAAATATACTTAATCTTAGCATCTATTATACTATTTTTATTACTACAAGGATCTAATATTATATCACCTAACATTTTATTAATCAATTCTACAAATTTAGGTGGTGTATTCCAATCTTTTTTACTTGATATACTATTTCTTCCTGCAGTCATTAATTTGATTATTATTTTTTAATATATATAGAAAAAATAACGTTACAAAAATGATTGTCTATAAAAAAATATTCGAATATTTAGATAATAAAGAAAAGAATGAAAATTATAAATTAATTGATTATACTAAATTATCAGATAATTTAACTAATGATCAAATTAAAGATATCTGTAAAGAAGCAGAAGATAATAATTTTTATGCAATATCAGTATTACCCGAATTTGTAGCAACAGTTTATTCATTTGTTAAAAATGAAATTAAAGTATCTGCATTAGTTGATTTTCCAAAAGGTACATCAATTACTAAATACAAACTTGATCAAATTGATAAATCAATTGTAAATGGAGCTGATGAAATTGACGTCGTACTCAACTATCAATTAATTAAAAGTGATGATAAAACGGAAGAAATAGAAACAGAAATTAGAAAATTAACTGAATATTGTCATAAAGAAGGTTCTATCATAAAATTAACAATTGAAATAGGCGCACTTAATTATCAAGAAATTGAAAAAATTTGTAGAATATGCATTGAAAATAATGTAGATTATATATCAACATCAACTGGTAAACTACCAAATGATGACTCATTTGAAAAGAAAATTGAAAAAGTTAAATTTATGAGAAAAATTCTACCTGAATATGTTAAAATTAAATTCACGGGGGGAGTACGAGTTAATGAACAAATTAAAGAAATTAAGCAATACGTAGATCGAATAGGCACATCAACTATAATTAATTAAATAATAATTCATGAAATATTTAAAATACTTTGAAAATAATCAAAATAAATATAAAATTGGAGATTTTGTTATAGGTAACGTTAATTGGACAGAAACGAATAACGAATACACAATTAACGATGTAAATAATTATTTAAATAATAATGCCGGAAAAATAATAGATATGGAAATAGACGGAAATGAAAATGATTTTATTTATCTAAGATATATAAATTTACCAATGCCTATGTTTGAATTTTGTGAAGATATAATATGTTTTGATATTAATAAAATACTAAGATATGCAACTCCAAAGGAAATAGAAAAATTTAAAATGAAAGAAAATGCAGAAAAATTCAATTTATAAAAAAAGTGATTATCAATTGATAATCACTTTTTATTTATTCATATTTAAATATAAAACCTTAATTTATTTATATATAAATTAAAAGATAATATATGAATTTACTAAATAAAGATAAATATAATATTCAAGAATTACAGGAAGAAGCAAATAAATATAAAACCAGGAATGAATTCAGAAAAAAAAGCATAGTATATTACAATTATTCTAAGAATAAAAAATTATTAAACGAATTATTTAAAAATCATGATAACGAAGGATACTCTATAAATAAGCATAATCATTGGATAGAAGAAACATTACAAGAAGAATCAAACAAATATCAAACTAGAACAGAATTTAAAAAAGAAAACAACTTAGCATATTGTGCAGCTAAAAGATTAAAAATATTAGATACTTTATTTAAAAAACATTTAAACAACGGATATTCTAATGATAGAGTTAGAGATGGTCATTGGACAAAAGAAACATTACAAAAAGAAGCAAATAAATATCAAACTAGAAATGAATTTAAAACAAAAAATAATAGTGCTTATATAATATCATTCAGGAATAACATAATAGATGAATTATTTAAAAATCATATAAATAATGGTTATTTAGATAAAAAAGAATGGAAAGAAAATAGTTATGTTATATATGTTTATGAATTATTAGAATTTAATAAAGCTTATGTTGGGTTAACTAATGATATAGATAGAAGGGACAAAGAACACGTATTCAATGAAACCGAACTATTAAACAAATTTTGCAAGGAAAATAATATGCCTTATCCAAAATATAAAATATTAGAAGAAAAATTAAAATCAACTGACGCAAAAAAACAAGAAGAATATTGGATAAATTATTATAAAAATAATAATTGGTTTATGTTTAATATAGCTAAATCTGGATCATTAGGTGGGTATACTACAAAATGGACAAAAAAAGCATTACAAAAAGAAGCAGATAAATATGAATATAGAATAGATTTTTATAAAAATAATACACATGCATATTCCGCCGCTGCTAGAAAGAAATTATTAGATGAATTATTTAAAAATCATAAAAACAATGGATATTCTAATAATCATGTTAAATACGGATATTGGAATGAAGAAAAAATTCAAGAAGAAGCTAATAAATACGAAACAAGAAGTGAATTTAGAGAACATAACGGTTCTGCATATATGACAGCAACAAAATTAAAAATATTAAATGATATATTTAAAAATCATTTAAATAATGGATATTCCAAAGATAAAAAAATAAATGGTTATTGGACTGAAGATAAATTACAAGAAGAAGCTAATAAATATACATCTATAATAGATTTTTATAAAAATAATACAAATGCATATTCCGCCGCTGTTAGAAATAAATTATTAGATGAATTATTTAAAAACCATAAAAACAATGGATATTCCAAAGATAAAAAAATAAATGGTTATTGGACTGAAGATAAATTAAAAGAAGAAGCTAATAAATATAAAACAAGGCTTGAATTCAAAAATGAAGATTTTCAAGCATATTCTGCATCAAAAAATAAAAAAATGCTTGATAAACTATTTGAAAATCATTTAAATAAAGGATATTCTAAAGATAGAAATATAAATGGATATTGGACAGAAAATAGATTACAAGAAGAAGCTAATAAATATAAAACAATAAATGAATTTAGTATTAAAAATAAAAAAGCTTGGGAATCTGCTCGTAGTAAAAATATACTATATAAATTATTTGATGATCACAAAAATAAAGGGCATTTAGAAAATAGAGTTAAATATGGATATTGGACTGAAGATAAATTACAAGAAGAAGCTAATAAATATAAAAATAGAAATGATTTTGTTAAAAATAACATAAATGCATATTCAGCAGCAAAAAAGAAGAAGATAATAAATAAATTATTTAAAAATCATTTAAATAATGGATATATACAAAAAATAAAAAAAAATTAATAACAAAAAGTGATTATCAAATTATCAAGTAAACTGAGCAAAATACTTAACAATTTGATAATCACTTTTTATTTATTTCAAAAGGTTATAATATTTATTAAACAAATTTATTCTATCATCTAATCCGTTATAGGCACCATTAATTTTTAATGTTAATTTTTTTATTGTAATTAAATCACAACCAAGATCACATATACTCCACAGATTGTTAGTTTGAAAGAAAAATGCTGCACTCATTAAAGGATATTTAGTAGCAACTAATCCTGGATTTGTTAATAAATCTTCACCTATAAATTTACCAAAGGCTACATAATTTACCTTACCTGTCAATTCTATATATCCGCGTCCACAATATTTATATCCGTCTCCAGATGCTTCATCACCATTACCCATTCTATTGGCATATGCTCTATCTGCAATTTTTTCTGGATTATGTGCATATGACTCATTTAATGTACCAGGAAAATGTGTAGGAAAAGTTGCTTTTAATGCCGCAGCAGAATAATTTAAATTTTCTTTAACTGCGGTAAAGTTTTCACTCTCATGTGCGCACTGAGATAAAAAATGGCATAATCTAAGAACTGTTGTTATATTGAATTTTGTAGCAGTTTCAGGTATTTGTGATAATACATTATCTGGAATATATCCTTTTAATTTATTTATTATATTTTGTTCCATTATTTTATATATTATTTTTTATATATAATGTATATATAATTTTTTTATTACATAAAATAGTTGTATATTTGCAAAAAATAAAAATATGGAAATTCAAAAATTTAATGAGAATGATAATTTAAAAAATCTTATAAAAGATGTAAATGATCCTATTGAGCATTCTAAGATAGACAATAATTTTGATAAATTTGAAATAATAAAAAACGAATTAATATCAAAATTAAATACTGAAAAATTAGTTGGAAACACACTTGCAGATTTAGGAAATTTTATCGGACAAACAATATATCAATATATGGATGATGATAATTTTTCTGAAGAAGATTTCATAGGCGGATTTGAACATGGAGTAGATTCAATGAAAGAACCATCAAAATCAAAATGGCATAATTTTTAAAAAATAAATACAGGCAAATATGAAACATGTAAAAAAATTTGAAGGCTCATTATTCAAAAAATACGTTTATAAATATGATAATTACTATTTATATATGGATGATGTTATTGGAGAAATGCTTGTATTAGATATAGAAGATGCTAGAACATTTTCAGAAAAAAATATAAAATATTTTGATGTTGATAAAATTGTCAATAATTTAGATATGGTACTAAATCAGGAAGATGAAGAAATAAAAATCACTCATCCTTTCGAAAAAATAGAAATATAATTAATGATAACAAATTTTAAAAAATTTAATATGAATGAATCTTTATCAAATTTCGATTTGAGTAAATTAGTAACTATTATATCAATAAATAAAGATTCCGAAGGAAACTGGATTTATAAAACAGATGATAGAAAAGAATTTATTTTACAAAAAGAGCAAGTAGGAAAATTAACATTAATTGATGATAAGTTTGCAAATTTTGTGAACTCTGGACATCCAATAACTAAATATTTTGAAACAATTGATGATAATATAATAACATATGTTGCAAATTTTGCAGTAGATGCAGTGGCTTTAAGAGAGGGTAGAGTTTATCTAATAGAAAGACAAGATGGTAGAGGTTGGGCTTTACCAGGAGGCTTTATTGATGCAGGAGAAACACCTGAACAAGCAGTTCTCAGAGAACTAACGGAAGAAACAAAGGCAAAAAGTGACGATATAAAAGGAATAGAACCATTAGATATGATAAGAACCACGGATCCAAGGGAAATAAATTTCTTCACATTTCCTTTTGTCATTCATATAAAAAATACATCCGAATTATCATTTGATGATGATGCTAAAAATGGAAAATGGATGTTATTAAATAGAGCATCAAAATCACAATTAGCATTTTCTCACCACAACGAAATTCTTAAAAAAGTATCATTCTAAAAACAAAAAAGCTGAAATTAAATTTCAGCTTTTTATAAATTAAATTTTAAACTATCTTTATATAAATTAAAATATTTTATATTTATAGTAGAAATGAGTTTATCTACATCATTCTGCTTAATAATAGTCGAAAAACTATAATACTTACCATAATCTTCTTTTGCTGACATTAGATGTCTTAGAAATGATAATTCAAGCAACCATTTATTTTTATGATACTCTATTACAGATTTACCCCAATGAAAATCTATTTTAATATCAACATTATCATTTATTGTAAAAAGAATATAAAAAATAACATCTGATTCTGAAGTAGGAAATTCATATCTATTAATAGTTATCATATGTTCATAATCTGGAGGAGAATTAGTAACATAGTATAAATTATCATCAATATTCTTTAAAAATTCAACGATTTTATCTGATATTTTGATTACTTTATAATGAGTATCAAGGTGTGACAAAAATTCATCTGTATAAATTACATGTTCATTATATTTTCTCAGCATAATCAAATATTAAATTTTTTAATATCATTTGAAAAATCATAATCTTTAATGGATAACTCTTTAATTAAATATGGAATAGAATCTATATCAAATGAATTAGAAAATAAATAATATTGTCCACTATAATCAAATGGAGAAATTATTTTTTTAATAAACAATAAAAATTTTTCACATTTTATCATATCTGTTATATTACTACCATTTTCAATTGCTATTTGAATATAAGGACCATATTCATCAAATTTGCTATCTTTAGTATCAAATGTAATATGAAAAATGTTACTTAATGTGATATCATCTTTATAAAAATTTATATAATATTCATTCTCTGATTTCCACCATGAATTATGTTTAATTTTAATATCAATATTTTCTTCTTTGATAATATGATTAAATAATAGTAAAATAGATTTTGCTAATTTCTCAATATATTTTCTTGAAGATATTCTTGAATTATATTTATCATATTTATCTATCATCACAATTTATTTATTTTATCTTTAATTTTTTTAATTGATATTTCGGAAGATTTTATTCTATCTTGTTTCCAATAAATATGTTGTTTTTTCCAATTATCAATAAGGTAATCTACATATTCTTGATGTTCTTTATTCCAACTTTCTTTAGTATTATTTTGTTTAGAATGAGATTCATTATCTAATGTTTCCCAAGTTAACAACATAAGTCTACCATATGATTCATCTAGCAATAAATTAAAAATATCTTTATCTGATAATTTAATTGATTCTGATATTTCTTTTTCAGCAGATGAAATGATATTTTTATAATACTCAATTTCTTTTTGAAGTTTTTCAGTTTTATTTAATTTCTTAATTTTTTCTGCATAAATATTTGTCAACTCAGAATTATTAGTTTGAGGTAAAGTAGTTTTAGTAATATATCTATAATGAGATTTTTGAATATTATATCCACCTGCTATTATAACTTCAGTAGAAAATGGATAAAATACTTCATCTCTTTGTATTTCTGCATAAATTTCAAGATTTCCTTTATTAGAATATCTTGTTCTCAAATCAATAAGTTTATCAGATGACTTTGTATATTTTTCAATAGATTTCACCATATCAAATATCAAATACAATAATGTATTTTCCTTTTGAAATTCTGTAAAATATCTACCTGTTTCATCGAAATTGCTTTCTTCATATTTAGTCAGCAAATCTTCTAACGTTGGCTCAATTATAGTAAGAATTTTATCAATTAGTTCATTCTTATACTTTATATCCAAAAAACCTTTATAATTTAGAATACTCATAATTATATTTTTTAATTATTAATTTATAATTTATATACAAAGATAACACATTATAATATAACTATGAAAAATAATCTCATAGTTTAAATTTTTTTAATTATTACTGTTAATATATAACGAATCTACTTTTTCTATTTTATTAGTTGGAGTAAAACCATCTTTATTATCATATAATTCTTCATTATCCAATGTATTATTAACTATTATATTATCATATAATATTTCATTTTTAAGTGAATTATTTATTTTTATACTATCATCATATAATGATTCTGATGTTAATGTGTTATTGACCTTAGTATTTTCATCATATAATTGTTCGTTCTTTAATGTATTATTTTTTATTGTATTTTCATCATACAATTGTTCACTCTTCAAAGTATTATTTATTTTTATACTATCATCATATAATTGTTCGTTCTTTAATGTATTATTAACTTTAATATTTTCATCATATAATGATTCTGATGTTAAAGTATTATTCTTTTTTGTATTCTCATCATATAATGATTCTGATGTTAAAGTATTATTTTTTATTACATTTTCATCATATAATGATTCTGATGTTAATGTGTTATTGGCCTTAGTATTTTCATCATATAATGATTCTGATGTTAATGTGTTATTTTTTATTGTATTTTCATCATATAATTGTTCGTTATTTAATGTATTATTAGCTTTAATATTTTCATCATACAATGATTCTGATGTTAATGTGTTATTGACCTTAGTATTTTCATCATATAATGATTCTGATGTTAATGTGTTATTGACCTTAGTATTTTCATCATATAATGATTCTGATGTTAAAGTATTATTTTTTATTACATTTTCATCATATAATGATTCTGATGTTAATGTGTTATTAACCTTAGTATTTTCATCATATAATGATTCTGATGTTAATGTATTATTGACCTTAGTATTTTCATCATACAATTCTTCATTAGTTAATACATTATTCTTTTTTGTATTTTCATCATACAATTGTTCATTAGTCAATGTATTATTCACGACATTATTAGTAAATAATTGTTCATTATTAGGAGTTTTATTCACTACATTATTAGTAAATAATTGTTCATTATTAGGAGTTTTATTTCTTAATGTGACATTTTCAATCCAAGTTCCTGTTACATTATCATTTACTCCATATTCATACATAGATTTTGGCGGAGTTTTAGTTCTCGCTGTAACTTTTTCAGCATCTCCTGTAACATCTTCCAATACTACTCTTCGAATAATTTTTGGTAATGATGGCTGAGTATATACGGTTTCGTTATTGGGAGTTAATCCTAAAAGACCATGATTATTAACCACAATATTATCAATAACATAATTTTTATTACTCATTTCCTTCTAATTTTCTTTTCTTTATCATTTCTTCAATATATTGATCAGTAGGCAATTTAATATTTGGATCTGATTTTTTAATAGGTTTATCAATATTATCTTTAATTCCTTCTTTTTCATTTATCTCTTTAACAATAGATGCTAAATAATTTTCTGGCGACATTTTCATATCATCTTTAGTATAAAGCATACTATAAATAGTTTCTTCATTAAATATATAAAATTCAGTTGATGATAAATTAAAATCTTGATAAAAAATTAATTTTCCTATTGAACCATATGTTAAAATTTGTGTTCCTGTCATATTAAAATATTTAATCATGAACGGATCTTTTAGCATTACGGTTTCTTGTTTCAAATCAATAAAATTAGAACCTAGATCCATTTTAAATATTGAAATTTTTCTAAATATATTTAACATTGATGTATTTGCGACTATTATCATTGTGTATGAATATTATCTTTTAAATCATTTTGATCTATTCCTTTATCATCTGATTTATCTTTTAATTGACCTATTTTATCAATAATAAAATCTTCTTTTATATCTTCAACATTGACTTCTTCTACTAATTCACCTTTTTCTTTCATATCATCATCAAATTGATGAATTTTCAATAATACTTTATTTATTTCAAGTGATTTACCTTCAACTGGAGTTTCTATTGGTGCAGTACCATCTCCTTGTGATTGAGAGTTATCTGTACCTTTCATTTCATCAAGTCTAACCATAAATATAACTCTATATCTAAAAATAGAATTTTCTTCATCTTCATCTTTTTTATTTTTAGTTTCTTCTATAGGCTCAGAAAAATTAAAAATTAAAAATTTCTCCATTGGATTTGAATTAGATATATCAATTTGTCCATCTAATGCACAACCTTGAGCAGCCAATGAGCCTTCAGTAAACCATCTTTCAATTTGAGATTTTAATTCTTTAAAAAATACTGAAATTTTATAATCAGCAGATTCTACATATTCTTCAAATAGTTTCTTCATTTATATTAATTATTTTAAAGTATATATAAAAATAACTTCACAGAAAATTATAAAATAAAAATTAATATATAAATAAGTATGAAATATATAAAAATATTTGAAAATTCTAAAGAAGAAGGTAAATTTTGGAAAATAAATACAGATGAACCATATTTTGAAATCTCATTAAATAAACTTAAATTTGATGATTTTTTAAAGCAACAAATATATGATATGAATAATGGTTATATAAAAAATAGTGGATGGATTTTTATTTACGTTATAGATACAAAAACTTCATGGATGGGGTAGTAACAGTTAGATAAATTCTTATTTATATTTGCTTATTATTATTCAAAATTAACTAAAATTGACTTTATTTTATTTATATATAGTTTATAAAAAAAATAAATAAATAAATGTTAAATTTGAATGAAGCATCTGAATATTTAAAAGTATCAAAATCAACACTAAGACGGTGGGAGAGCAATGGAATTATAACTTCAATAAGAACTAATGGTAATCATAGGAGATATGATATAATTGAATTGAATAGATGTATAAACACTAAAATT